ATCTAATTTAGATCGTTTTCCTGTCTTCAGTACAGTTACAGCTGGTGTTTCTCTTCCATATGTTGATGGAGACTTTAAATATAATCCTAGTCAAAATAGACTAACAATCGCTAATCTTGTAGCAACTCAAAGTGGTAACTTTGGCGGCAATGGTATTGTTTCTAGCGGCAATATTATTTGCGGACCGCAAACAGGTAGCGTAGCTTTAACTCTTAATGATGGTTATGGAAATGCCAATATAGCATTTAACCATACAGCAGGAAAGCCTGATCAAGTTGGTAACGCACTAAGAATTAAAACCAATGTGGATGGAACTTCAAATCCCACAATGGAATTTCAAGGAGCAGTAGCAAGTTCAGCAGGATCAGCTACTAGTTTAAGTAATTTATTTAGATTAAGAGAAACCGAAGGAGCAGACTTCCCTGGGCACGTAACAGCTAATGCAGGTAACTTTATTATTGGAAGTGATGGTTTTGGAATAACTTGGGATGATAGTGGCGATGATGCAGCAAGAGTTTATGCTGATCGCTCTTCTACTACATTTAATATTGATTTAAATTCAGTAGGGAGTATGGATATAAATACATTTAAAATCAGAGAGAATAACGGTATGGGTGTCTTTAATGACCTATTAAGTCTCGACGACAATGCTTTAACAGTTACCAAAGTAATTGCACAAGAACTTGAACGTAGTGGAGGTATTACTATTGATGCTAATGGTGCTGGTGCAGATATAACTCTTAGTGCAGCCGATCATGTCATATTAAACAGTGGTTCAGAAGAAGATGGTGCTATTTACTTTCGAGGAAAAAGCGGAGTAGACAGCTATCGATTTGCTAAATCAGGTCAAACTGCAATTGAAGGATTTTTAAGCTTTGAAAGTTTAAGTGCGGATAGAACATTTACTTTTCCGAATACCACTGGAACTGTTGCTCTTACTTCAGATTTATCTAGTTACGCAGAAAAATCGGGGGCAACATTTACAGGCGAATTGCAGATAAATGCACGTTTAGATGTTGGTGATGGTAGTGATGGAAATCACGAAATTAGAATTTATAAAGGCGATAATAATGTCTCAGATCATATTCAGTTTTATAACGGAACAACCCGCATGGGTGAAATTGGTTGCGAAGATACTAATTGGCTAAGAATTAATCAGGAAACTGATATAAATATTTTTACCCCGCGTTATATCCGTGCAGATGGTGGACTCTTTGTAAACGGATTAACTAGAGGTATCAATGGTGATGGTGAATTTCTTGTTGGCCCTGGCTCTAGAACTGATCTAGGTCTTAAATTTGGAAATGATGAAGACACTGGAATGTATAGAGTCGGTAGTAATAGCCTTGCACTTGTGACAGGCGGAAATGTAAGAACAGTAATAGCAAGTAATGGTAATCAAAAACATTCTGCAATTGGTAACCCTACAAGAGCACATGAGTTTAAAACTAGTCGAGGTGGTAGTAATAGTTACTTTATTATTTCTGGTTACAATAGTGCTACCGTCAATGATGCTAGTGGTGGCACTGAAGTATTCCGAGTCCGTTCAAATGGAGGCGTACAAAATACTGCAAATGTTTATACTAGTTTGTCTGATGAAAGACTTAAAGAAAACATTGTTGATGCTCAGTCTCAATGGGATGATGTAAAAGCATTAAGGCTTGTTAATTTTAATTTTAGAGATGAAGTTGGTTATGGATCAGAAAAATTACTTGGTTTTATTGCTCAAGAAGTTGAAGAAATTTGCCCTCAACTTGTCGATAGTGATGACTTAGATGATGAAGAATCGTTTGTCCCTGGTCAAAAATCAGTTAGGAATAGCATTATCATGACTAAAGCCTTTGGTGCTTTACAAGAAGCAATGACACGCATTGAACAACTAGAAGCACGTATTGCACAGTTAGAAGGATCCGAACCTTGATTTATTGCACTGATTAAAGTTTTATCCTATATTTAATAAGAATTATTTTTTAGAAATGGCTGTTAAAAAATCTGAATTACTTGCTGCAATTCAAACGGGAATTGATGCAAGTAAATCAAATAATAAATATTTAATTGAGTACGCAAGTCAAATTCTTGGAAACACGTTGAATAAAATTGATTACGAACCAGAAGCAGAGGTTAAAGAAGAAATCAAAGAAGAGGCTAAGTGAAATGAAAAGCCAACCAATTAATCTTACAGATGCAGCTTTTTGGTACAAACAAGAATCGCATCAGGTAGCTGCTTTTAATTACTTACAATCTATATTAAGTGAGGAAGAGCTAGAAAATTTTGCAGAAATTTATAGAGCAGGACCTGTTATGCCACCAACAAATGGTCCTTTAACTCCTGATGTTTTTGCTGAATTAACAGGATATTCTGCTGATAAATTTACAGAACAAGAATGTCTTGATGCAAATCGTCTTTTTCAAGAAACTGATTTTATTAGACATAAAGATGCAATGTGTATGTTACTTGGCAATATTTTGCACGAGACGGGTAACATGCGCTGGCTAAAAGAATTAGCTTCAGGAGAAGCTTATGAAAATCGCGCCGACCTGGGAAATACACAACCTGGAGATGGACCTAAATACAAAGGAGCCGGAGTTTTACAACTTACAGGTAGGTATAACTACTCAATTCTAGCCAAAGATGTTAATGATACCAAGGTAATTGAATACGGTTGTGATTATGTAGCAACAACATATCCTTTCATGTCAGCCTATTCTTGGATTGAAAACAATAAACTATTACACGTTTGCCTGAAAGAAGGTTTTGATAAATGCTGTTATAGAATTAATGGAGGTTGGAACGGTTACGAAGACCGCAAAAAGAAATACGAAATCTGTAAAAGAGTATTCAATGTCAAATAAAAATAATAATGCAAAACGAGTTAATGTTTGCTGGGAATTAAATGGAGAAAGATGCTGCAAGACTTTATCAAAAGATGAAGCCTATGCAATTAAAAATAAAATGAAAGAAGAGGATGGAACCATTTTTTGGTTCCAAGCTCTAGATGATTAATCCATTTACTTTTTAGTTAATGGCTTGAGTTTTACAAGTGCTTTCAAAACAATCTGAATAATGCTGTTATCTTTTAATGGAGATAAAGCAATAATTTCAGAAGCAGCAGCAACGACAACCCAAGTAATAGGATTAGCTAAAAGATCATGCATAATTTTTTTACCAAGCTACTTCTTTATTCTACCGATCAAAATCTTGTTGCTCTTCGCTTGGAGTAATTACATCATAAAAACCAGCACCTAAACTTTTTCTTTCATGTAAAGGAACTTCTTCTTTACAAGATGGAGCATAACTTTTTTGTTCTGTTTTAGTTTCCCAAAAATATTCTTCCGATTCTCCAAGGCGACCCCATTTAGCATTAGGATACTCAACATTAAAGTAACGAGAAGACACTAAGAAATCAGGAATTTTTAGTTGTTCTGGCGACAAACTAGGGTCAATAACGCGGCACCTGTTATTGGGGTACGCTGCAATTTGACCATTTGACAATGTAACAATATTGAACGATTTGTGCTCGTCTGGGGTTTCGGAGAAAGAAAGATCAGCCCTAGAGCGGTCCCCATTAAAGCTGTCAATAGTAAACAAATATTCGCCAGAGAGAGTCCCGTGTAGTTTTGTTCTGACTTCCCATCCTGCTGTATATGTAAGATTTTTTTCAAGCGTTGTAATGTCATGACTAAAGCAATTCCAGAATTGTAGTTCTTCTAATGGCAAGTCTGGATCAGGAACATTTGGTGTTTGCGGTGAATCTGAGTCCCACGCAAGAAACGCCGAGATGGGAAGTTTGTCATAGAGTGCTCCGTAATCTGGTAAAAACGTTTCAAAGTAAAAACACCTACCAGGAAGAGACTTAGCACTGACCCAATAACCAAGTACATATTCCCCGTGCCCATCACGTAAATCCCTTAGATACTCTTTGCGGACCCATACCTTTAATGGAGGAACATTGGTAATGAGTGTACTCACAAGAAATTAATCTTCGTATATTCGGCATTCTAACGCCCATGGAAACTCTTCGCAGTATTTTTTAAACTCTTCTGTTGGATTAGGCTTCTTAGTACCAAACAAGATCTGAAGTAATTTTTTCATGGTCGATTAGCGAGAGGAACAAATAATTCAGGAAATGGTACAGAATTTGTAAATTCTGCTACCCAAGCTTGTTTCCAAGCAGATAGAGACCTGTCTCGAACACTTTCAAAGTACAGATCAGGAGCATCTAATAAAATGAAAGATTGATCTGCTGGATCAGGAGTCTCATCAATTAGCCAGGTAATTCCTTTATTTAAAGAATCACTTACTGTTACTGTAACACCAGAAACAATTTCAGCTAACTCAGATGAAAAAGCATTTTGAGTAGGTCCTATTGTTTGATCAGAAGAAATAGGACTAACAACAATTAAAGAGTTTGTACTACCATCATCAATTGAGTTTTCTATAACAAATAATTCTCCTTCATTTTCTTCTGTTTGAATAAAACCAAATGTTTCCTTGGTCTCTACAATGACACCTATTTCATAATCTAAAGGCTCATTTCTAGTGTTAGAAACAATTAAATAATAAACTCCTGGTTTTAGTGCTAAATAAAGTTCATTATTTTTATCAATACGAAGAGGGTCAAATGTATTGTATGTATCAGATAAAGCATAAGAAATCTGATCATCAAAAGCCTTTGGATCAAGAGTATCAGATTGGAGAATATAACGAGCTTCTATAGGAACAGTGTTTCCATCCAAAGGAGTAACAGAATAATATGTTAGATTTTTTCCTCCTTTTACTACTAATATCCAAGCAGATTCTTCAAGAACTAGTTTATAACAGTGGTTAGTATTACCTCCTCCATAACCGTTAGACTGAACCTCATGCAGCGCCTGTAAAGTACCTTGCAAAAGACGTAGAGATGTTTTATTAAATTTTCCTAAATCAAATGTCTTATTTAAAATTGACATCTACAAATATCTTTATTCTTCATTGTACTTCTGGGCAATTTTAATTGCTGCGGTCATACTTGATGCGACAATACTGGGACTAGAAATAGTTTTTTTAAAGTTAGGCTCAACAAGAGTATGCAAAGGAATTCCTTGATGTCTTGTTTTTTCCATCAACATTAGCTTTTGCACGTCATATTTTAAATCAAAATAATGAAAATCCTTGGGAGGAGTATCGCGATTCCAGCTTGAGACTAAGTGTAGAGGGTTCATACAATCTTTGTTCCCACAACTATGAGTAACAGAATGGGAACCGATATCTCCCCAAGCCATCATATAAATTGCTTTTTGATAAGTAACATTATCTACTCGCTTTTTAAAATGCATTCTATGAGAAGGCATTGAGATTCTTTTTTTTCTTAGACCAGGAACAAGCCAACAATCTTCTGGGTTTCCTACGGTTATGGATTGCCATAAGCGATAACAATAATCTTTATACTCTGAATCAATATAATTAATGTCTATGCCACATATATTTGTCTGTATTTTCTTTACACAGTGGTAACACCAATGTTTTTCTTTGTCTCTAATACGATGACCATGAGGACATGGATGTCCAATATAATAACCATACTCATCAATGTCATTACAATCTTTAGGTATTTGCCTAAAGTTTAATGAAGTGTCTATCAACTTAAGACGAGAAGGTCTTGTTTTGGGACGGTAAGCCATGCAGAAATGTGCAGAAATGTACAAATGGGGGTCTATTTATTTTTTTCTCTAAGCGTGCGACATGATGAACCGACATATTTTACCGACATATTTAGCATAGCACAAGGTTAGATAGTTTTCCACAGGTTTGCTCAACTTGTCGCACTGCTAATGCATAGGGTGGATAAGGGGGTATTTGTGCAGTTCTGCATGGTTGTCAGTCTTCTTCATTTTCTTGATCGAAAGTAATTCCTGCATCAAACATCAGATCTTCAATCTTTGTTCGATCGCGCAACCAAGGAGATCCACCTTCAACCCCCTTCTTTGGATTGATACATTTGATTAATTTTTCTTCATCTTTTACTCCATTACAAATAAAGAAAGCAAGATCAAGCTCGCTTCCTTTACTTCCCGTCCGCATATAAAACTGGCCGTCAAGCCAGATTGCTCCACAAATTGGACAGTCTTTTCGTATCATGCAGCTACCTTATTTTTGTTTTTTTTGCGACGGCTTTTTCTAGGTAACACCTGGATTTCAGGGGGCTCAGGGGGCTTGTTAAGCACCTCCTGGAACTGTTCATTAAATTGCTCAGCAACAGTGGCCCACTGGTATTTGGTGTCTGTGGCGCGGTCGTAGCAGCGATCAGCAACGTCCTGGAGCAGCTTACGATCGTGGTAATAGGAATCAAGAATTTCAACCAAGTGCTCTGCGCTAGGACAAGGCATTTCTCGGTTGTAGTTCATGTCTACATCAATGAAATCAGAACGAATCATTTCGCCTGTATCTTGGAAAATCTCTTTTAGAGAAGTGTGATCGGGAACAATTTGCGCTACTCGACATGAACCATGCTCATGATTAACAAGACCATGACCTTCTCCTTTACAAGTATTAATACCTACATCAGCGCAGTTGTAGATAGTGTTAAGCAACTCAACAGGAACACTGGGAGGTGCAAGAGTATCAGCAGTCATAATGATGCGGTTATTAGCATCGATACCCCGCTTAGCCATTTCACGACCAAACAGTTGCATTACATCCCAGCCTTGATCTTTTTTGCCCATATGTAGATACAATTTTGTGTCAGGTTTATCTACAGCAAACCGAGCAAAGGCTTCGATAGTAATATCAATTCGCTTACGAGCCTGGTTTCGATTGCCATTAAAGACAATAAAGTCATCAGGATTTAGATTTAGTTCTTTACGGCAAGCCACTTTATCCTTTGGATAGAATTGACCGTTCGTAATGCCGTGAGGGATAACTGCAACAGGTTTTTGTAATCCTGCTTTAAGGAATTCCTTAGCACCAAATTCAGTATAAGAAATGACAAGATCCCAAAGGTTAGAAAAATCACCAACACAGCCAGTCCAGCCATAGCTGTCCATTGGCATGTAAGCAATGAATTTAAATTGTTCTTGTTGATGAAGATCTTTAATTTGATCGTAGATTTGATTTACAATCCAACAATCATTATTAACAAAGACCAAATCAGGTTTTACTAATTCTGTAATTTCACGAATACGTTGTACACCAAAAGGTTCTGTTTGAAAACGATTAGAGCTGGGGTGCATCTCAAATTCTTTTTGATAGTCATTAGGATCTCCCCACCAGTTATTACCTAAAATTACAATTTCATATCGATCTTTCAAACGTGTAATTAAATTTTCAGTAACTCGTGCAAAACCAGTTCGGGCAACAATATCGCCAGACCACAAAATCTTAGGTTTTTTAGACATAACTACAGTGATACTGCAAATATATTAACGCTTTATTTGAATATTTCCATAAAAATCATAATATTTTTCTGGTGTCTTACTAACAGCTACCAATGAAGGATAGGCAGTGTAGTCTTTACCGTCAGGATTAGTACGGGTACAAACATTAAAGAAACGCTCTGTACGTGTATCTTTTTGTGTGTAGATGTTGAGCTTTAACTCATGATAAAAAAGTTGCTTTAACAAATAGGTAAAGCGCGATCTAGAAATCTCTTTATAGTTTGATTGCAAACAAAACTCACAGTAGTTTGGATACAGATACTTTCGTGACTCGGCATAAATTTCTGAAGTCCCTGGTGGAGTTTTAACTCGTTTACCAATAAGAGACACAGTCCCTGGAGCATAAATTAAATTATTTTCCATCCAATCCAACATAGGATTTGAATTTAAAATTTGTTCTGAATTGAACTGTGCAAAGAAAGGAGCTTTCTTTTCAGTAGACATTAAGTATTCCCTCATCTCTTGTTCTGACATATCAAGCAACCAGTTCACAAGACCAGGCAACATGTCAGCAAAGATGCCTCCAGGTTCACCTTGACGATTGAATTTGATTAATTCTTTTTGTTCCGAAGGACCACCTTCAAAAGGACGATCAAAAGGAATAGTTAAACGACGACGAGATAAACCAGTGGTGTAATCAGTAGATTGAATCGCCTCGTTGGCAGTAATCATCACAAGTCCATGATACTGAAAAGGAGGCATAGATTCTTTTTGATACTTGCGTTCAGAACGAATCCAGTCACCACCAGTAATAGCTTTTAATTTGGAGACAGAACCACCCCAGCGATCAGCATCCTGGAAAAGAATTAGTTTCTTATCACGAAAAGCAGAAGCTTCAAAACGACTTTCTTCTAAGTTTTTGAAATCAGTTGAATAGGTATTGTCTTTACCAACAAGAGCAACAGCAAGATTGGCATAAGTAGATTTACCAGACTTACCTGGGCCAACAATCTCTACAAATTTTTGAATATCATATCGCCCCAAAAGTGTGGCTCTTAACCAAGCACGTAGAACTTGAACACGATCATCATCATTACGTTGAATATGTTTGAACCAATTTATAATTTCATAACACTTAGCATTAGCCTCATAGTTGTAGGGTAATTGCTGAGTCATGTAATAGTCTCGGCTAAAAGGAAGAAGCTCTTTAGTGTCCACTTTTAAGACACCGTTTTTAAACAACAACATATCGTTGCTGTCATACCAATCAGTAGACGAGAGAGAAAGTTTTAGCTGACTAAAAATATCATTGAGCAAATTGATGCCATAACCCCGAGGCAACAAATCTTTTTTAATTATCTCAATCTTATTTTTAATATCAGCTTTAGCTTCTGTTTCTGTCAAGATACTCCACAAGCCTGGAGCCTTGTGAGCATACATAAAAAACTGATCATGAGTAATAGAAAATCGAAGATCTCCTTTATACATTTGAAGCAGCTGATCTGATACGACATCAGCAGAAGCATTTCTACCTTTCTTATCTTCAGTTTTTTGAGGTACTTGAAATAAAGAATTTACAGTTGCTTGCTGCGCTGCATTAGCCCCAGTAGGAGAAGTAAAAGATTCTACGCGTGCCCCTGCCAATGAAGTTTCGTTACATTCTTTTGACATTGTTTCTACAAGATCAATCATTTCCATATCAGGAGCATTATGTTTATGATCCTGAGAAGGAGTCCAACCATGTTCTTTTGCTCCATGAAATATAGTACCTATTCCACGTCCGCCTTCTTTTGAAAAAGAAAGCCAACGACGATGACAATCTCCATCTTTATATTTATCTGATTGTTGAGACCATTTATCCCATTCTTCTAAAAGAGACTCATCAACAGAATGAAGACATTGACCCATCATTAGCCAAGCTTCATAATTATCTGCAACTTCAGCGGGATAAGACCACATTGCATCAATAGCTTCTTTAATTTCGCGATCTTTTGACATTAAAGAGTTGATAGCAAAAGTAGGCCCAACAATCCGGGTTGCATGTTCTTGTGGAACACCTTGCTTCATATTTTTTTTAGCAATCCCTTTCATTAACCATTCAGGGACATTAGGCAAAGAAGTTGAAAACTCATATCCCTCGTTTTCTTTTGTGTAATAACCGTTGGTTTCAGGATGAAGACCCATCAAAACGCCTTGATGCCGCTTCCAAAGAATCTCTAATTTGTCTCCTTCTGTTTCCGAATGCCAAACATATTTATTACGAGCAAAATGTTTCCATAACTCTTTAGGCACTTTGTAAAGTTTACGTTCACGCCCTGGTTTACCACTACAAATAGTTAAAGTTTTTGGAAGAGCTTTTTTAAAAGGTTTACTAGAAATTTCTTCGACGAGATTATAAACAGATTGTCCATCAATATCTACCCAAACAAAACCATAAGGGTTGTTATAAGCAGGCCCTCCAATCAAACCAATGGCTTTACAACGACCATTTTCTAGTTCTTTTTTAATTTGATTTATATCAAAAGGTTTTTGTTGCCACCCCTGTATATATGGATTTTTATTTTCTCCTAATGGTGTGAGAGGCCAATCTTGACATAAATAATCAATCTTGATTTCTCCTGCAAGAAGAGATTGAGAATTCATTTCAGTCATGACAATCGATTTCTAGTTTAACGGTAAAGTTTCTTTCAGGAAAAGAAGTTTGTTTTAAAATTTGGAAAGCATGCATGTGCATCAAACTGGGCAGCAAGAAGGTAGTTTCGTCTGGGGCTTGTGCCATCAGACCTGACATGCCAAACATCCACTGCCCTAAGGAAACTTTAATTTCCATAGGGGGCGTTTAGAGGTTTCTATATCCTAGGAGGACTTAACCAAATAGTTAGTGAGTTTAAACACCTGAAATATTATCTACTATTTCTTCAGGAGTCATTTGGTTATAGTACTCTTTTACTACTTTCAACCACTTTTCTTGACAGATATTCAAGTGATTTCTAGTGATTTTAAATAGCTGTGTTTTCTCAGGAGTAGACACAAGAATTGCAGCTTGAGCACATTTAATTCCTAGAGTTTGCTCTATACCCAGTGCATATGCACCAAGTTGTAAGCAGCATTTATTAAACTTCATGTAGCCTGCTAGGTTTTCACGCCACTCAGGTGAACCTTTTTCTAAATTTTTAGGCCACCAACGATAGTAAGGTTTCACACTAGTCTTCAAGTCAGCTAAAGTGACTTTGCCTCTAGCAATCCCAATAATATCTGGAGACCCTACCCATGAACGTTCTTCGTCGTCTTGGCCCCAAACCCGACCGATACCATCTTGAGACAGGGCAAACTGGTGGTCATCACGCATCGGGGTTTCAGCCCACAACACCTCCTGAAATTGATTTAAAATCTCAGGCATACCCTCCCAATAAGATGAGTATTCTTGAGGAACATCAAAATCTTCTTTTTTAAGATAGTGTTCCATGCAGCTATGAATACTGGTACCACGTTCAGCAGCAGCTTCTTTAACACCAGGGTTTGCCTTTGACCACATCTCAAGTTTCTTTTTATTTGCTTCTGATGCTGTTTCAGAAATGATAGTAGTTACAGAAGGAGCTGGCCCACTCCAGAAAGGAGTTTCATAGTGACGTTTACCATTGATTGTAATTCTTGCAGGCTTTTTATTTAGCTCTTCAAATACAGAGGGATTTTCTTTAAAAATATCTTTAACAGTTTTCGATTTCTTTTCTACAACCATTACGAGTTGTGTATATTGTAATTATTGTACAGGAATTTAAAAATGACGCAAAAGCGTTTGGCAATTTTGACTCTTTGGAGAGACAGCGAAGATTATATCGAACGTTCTTTAAAACAGTTTGAAGCTCTTGAAAAAGCTTTTGAAGAAGAAACAGATCCCATTATCCCTATCTATGGCTTTTTTGAAAATGATTCACAAGACAATACGGCTCAAATCCTAGAGGAATGGTTAAAAAATCGTGTAGGTTTTGTAGTAGCTGAAACTATTAATGCTCCAAAATGGGGAAGCGTTTCCTCTCTGGATAGAGTTAGGTATCAAGCACGCTATCGCAATTCTGCTCTGGCATTGTTAAATCGGTATCAATATGACTACCTTTTAGTAGCAGATAGTGATGTGCATTGGGAGCCTGATTGTGTTTTAGCTCTAATGGATTTTCTAGAAGAAGACGGAGTAGGAGGAGATGCAGGCATGGTATCTCCAAATACAGTTCAAAACGTACGCGATCACGTACAAGATACAGATGAAGAAACTTACTTTGACAGCTGGTCTCTAGTAGACATTGCAGGAAATCAGTGCCTTACTTTTGCAGCTAATCCATTTTTAGATCCAGATGATCGACTTGATTGGGAAAGTGGTGTGCCAGTTGCATGCAATAGTGCGTTTGGTTCAATTGCAATGGTTAAACAAGAAGCAATGTCAGGTGTTGAATGGGATGTTATTGACGGAGTAGAGCACTGGGAATTCTGTAAAAAAATCAGGGAGAATGGCTACAGAGTTTTTGCTGATCCTTTAATTCATGCTCGCATTGTTCATAAAGATAAAATTAAACCAGTACCTGCAGTAGTTGAATATCAAAGGCAAAAGCTCAAGAAGTTTGAGCTTCAAGAATTATTTAAATCATAATCAATCATCTCATCAACTAAGTCATCAAGGGTATGCTTTGGTAACCAATTGAGAATTTTTTGAGCTTTACTAGAATTTCCCAATAAAGTATCTACTTCTGCTGGCCGGTAAAACTGCTCATTAATTTTAATGACTGGTTTCTTAAGAGTATTACTCCAACCGATTTCATCCAGACCTTCGCCTTTCCAAACAAGATCTAAATTTAATTTGTTTGCTGCTATCTCACAGAAGTGACGAACACTTGTTTGTTTACCTGTGGAAACTACATAATCATCTGGTTCATTTTCTTGAAGCATTAAGTACATAGCTTCAACATAGTCGGCAGCATGTCCCCAATCCCGCCAAGAATCTAGATTACCAAGCTGAAGAATATGTTGTCTACCTTCTTTTACATCAACAAGTCCCTTGGTAATTTTTTTAGTAACAAAATTTTCACCACGAATAGGAGATTCGTGATTAAACAGAATGCCATTACAACCAAATAAACCATAGCTTTCCCTATAATTTACAGTTAACCAATAGCCAAAAAGCTTGGCAACCCCATAAGGACTACGGGGATAGAAATTAGTTTCTTCATGTTGGGGAACTTCTTGAACTTTTCCAAACATTTCCGAGGTAGATGCCTGATAAAATTTTGCACCTACATTTCTACAAGCTTCAAGAATATTTAATACTCCTAAAGCATTTACATGGGCAGTGCTTGCTGGAGACTTAAAGCTAACTCCAACATGGCTTTGTGCAGCAAGGTTATAAATTTCATCTGGTTTTGAATCCTGAACTAAGCGATTAACAGAGGCAGCATCAGTTATGTCTGAATACTCCAGACGTAGACACTCTGGTAATTGACCATTAAAAATCCATTTGAGTCGATCCAGCTGGTGAGGATTTGCATTATTTCTAATTAAGCCTACGATTTCATATTTTTTCTTTGCTAGTAAATGCGCAAGATATGCTCCATCTTGTCCAGTAATACCAGTAATAAGGGCTTTCTTCATTTCAAAAATTGTATATACTGATTAATATAAACAAAACACAGAAGAATGGCTAGTTATTCTTGGCCCTTACAAAAAAATTCTATTGGATTACAGGAAAAATTAGCACTGACTAAATTCTTATGGACAAGTGATCGTTTTACAAATGGTCCTGAAGTACAAAAATTTGAAAAAGCCTGGAGCAAATGGCAAGGGAAAAAATATTCTCTATATGTTTCTAATGGGTCTTGTGCGAATTTTTTACTCCTAGATGCAGTCAAAGAACTTTATTTTCCAAATAGAAGATCATTAAAAATTTTTGCACCAGCGATTAACTGGTCAACCAATTTAGCTACATTTATTCAACAGAAACATGATATCTATCTTTACGATATTGATAGAAAAACTTATAGCCCTACCTGGGATTCGGTTTCACAATTATCTAATGTGCAGCCTGATATTGTTTATTTGACACATGTCTTAGGTATTTCTAACGACATGGAAAAAGTTAAAGAGATGTGGCCTAATGCCATAATTCTTGAAGACTGCTGTGAATCTCATGGAGCTAAAGATTTTAAAACAGGAAAAAAAGTAGGGACAACAGGAGAAGGAGCAACCTTTTCTTTTTATTTTGGTCATCATATGACAACCATTGAAGGCGGAATGATTTGTACTGATAATAAAAATCTATACAATTTATTAAAAGCAAAACGTTCTCATGGCCTGTCAAGAGAAATGCTACCTATACCTAAACAAAAAGTTGAATTAGATAATCTAAACATTGATCCTTCTTTTTTATTTCCTACAGCAGGATATAACTTTAGAAATGTAGAATTTGGCGCTGTCCTTGGACAAGTCCAGCTTAAAAAATTAGATCATTGGAATAAAATTAGAAATAAAAATTATCAGGAATTTTATTCATGTATAGAAGAAATTCCTGAATATTTTTATAGACCAGCTACACCAGAAGGAAACAGCGCAATGGTTCTTCCTTTTCATTGTAAGGATGAAGTGCTTGCATTAGATCTAAAAAGATTTTTAAACGAAATAGGAGTTGAAACTCGTCCTTTTTTAGTAGGTAATGTAACCAATCAACCTTTTATGAAACGAGAAAACTGGGTTGCCAGTACGTTGCCTAACGCTAGTCAAATGGATTGTTGTTCTTTTTATATTGGCAATAATCAATTTGTAAATCCTGCTAAGATTCAAGAACTGATTTGGCAAATTTTATGCGAGTTTTAATCTGTTCGATAATCCGGAATCGAAAAGAATTTTTATTTAATTGGAAAGATTTAATACTTTGTTTAGCAGATGAGAATCCTGAGATTACTTTTGATCTTTCTGTATATGAAAATGATTCTATAGACGGAACACAAGAATATTTAAAACAACTTTTACCAGAGTTAAGAAAAGAATTGAATGAAGTTGTAATAACAATGGGCAATGAGGAGACCCCTTATTTCCCATCTGTTAAAGATGAACAACGATGTCATCAACTTGCTACAGCAAGAAATCAATGTTTAGAGCAAGTTTTAATTGAAGAATATGACAAAGTAATTTTCTTTGAACCTGATGTTGATTTTGAACCAGAAGATTTTAGTGTTCTTTTAAATACAGATGATGATATTTGTTCACCTTATAGCTTGTTGCCTAGCCGTGACTGGATCTATGATTGCTGGGCTACAAGAATTAGCTTTAAAGATCAAGAATTTACAGGACCAATTTATGATGACATGCCTAATCGTTTAGATGTTGTGTCTACTTTTAATTGTTTTTGTGTTTATAATGCAAAACCTTTTATTGAAGGGGCAAGATTTTCTGGTATTAACCCCATAACAAAGTCATGGGATTGTGATACTACTGCTATCTGTGCAGAATTTAATCGAAGGGGCTACACCAAAGTAGGTTTGTATAAAATTCCTTTGACACATTTTAGAGTTTAATTTGTTATTATTTTTAGAGAAGAAATAATCCTGTGGGTAAACCTAGGAAGTATATTGAACGCAATCGAAAAAATTTTCTAGAGCTAAAAAAGAAATTGAAGTGCAACCACTGTGGATATAGTGATTATCGAGCAATTGATTTTCACCATACACAAGGTGAAAAAGAAGCAAACATTTCTACCATGGTTAGATATGGTTATGCTTGGTCACGAATTGAAGACGAACTAAATAAATGTATTCCTCTTTGTTGCAACTGTCATAGAATTGAGCATGAGCTATATGTTAAATAGTGTCTGAGACTTATGTGATTCTATTGAGTTGCTGGGGATTTTTATCTATGTTGCTTATTCTCTCAAAGTTGCTTTAATGTACCAAGAACTTTTAAAGGAGTCTTCAATCAGTTGTGCCATGTAGTTATCAATATCAGGAGCATCTTCTTTTTCTGCTAACTTACGGACTTTTTTTGCCATCATGGCAAATTCCTCTAGATTTTTATAGTAAGTAATTAACATTTGTTTTGCATCATAAGATTCACAGTGATTAAACTTTTTATAAGCAGCCAATAAACCTTTCATACACATGGGAAGAAGGTAATCCATTGAACGAATTAACTCACCAACTTTATCAAACTGATCTTGGTGAAGTTCATATTGTTTTTTTAAAAACTTATGAATACCAATGAAATTACTAGACTCATAATTGAAATGAATTAAATGAGACTGCACACGAAGCTGTTCAAGAAAACTAGCCAATTGGGTCATCTCTTGGATAAGTCGCCCTGGACCTTCACTCTTTGGCTTGGGCTGAGCATTATTTTTTACTGGTTCTTGTTCCCGTTGAGGTGTTTGGCTAATAGTAGAATCGGATTGTTCTACAAAAGGAATGCCGCTATACATGAGCTGTTTTTACTGATACTTTATTTTAAAATATAAAAGTTAATTTTATTCCTTATGGCTAAGGTTATTCGCCCCTGGGGTTGGTATGAAAACCTTTCTAGTGGTGCAGGTTATTTAATAAAAAAATTATATGTAATTGCAGGTGAACGTTTAAGTTTGCAATTACATAAACATCGATCTGAACATTGGATAATTATTCGTGGCACAGGAATTATTGAACTAGATGGCGAAAGCAAACCAATAAAAGCTCATGACCATATTATTATTCCTGTTGGCACGTCACATAGAGTGACAGCAACAGAACAAGATTTAGTTATCCTTGAACTTCAAGAGGGAGAAATGTTAGCAGAAGAAGATATAATTAGATTAGAGGATGATTATGGAAGGAAATGAATCCATTAAAACAACAAAGAAAATTACAACAGCTTAATGTAAGAGCTGAGCAATGTTTAACAAGAGAGGAGGCACAGGAGGTTCTAAAAAAAGCAAACAAAGCTCAATGTAAAATCGATTTTGCTTCTTACTATGGACAAAGACACTAAAGACAACTGGCAAAAGATTAAAAATTATTTTGAAGATTTGCCGGAAGAAAAACGGGACAACATGTTTTACAAAAGAGCTGTAGCTATTTGCGCAGACAAAGACGATCCCCTATTAGACGTTCCCTCTTTTTAATTTGTAATTTAGAGGAGGTTAGTCCTCCTCTTATAGAATAGAAGATCGCATATTTTTTATTATGTTTAAATCTTTTATTCAATCACTTAGGTTACAACGCTGGCCCATAATGAGCACAGAGGAAAAGTTTAAAGAAAAACAGAAAAAACTTTTAGCCAAATTAAAAGGGACAGATCAAAACAAAACTAAAATGTGACTACAATTAGTCATGAAATCCAGCAACAAAGGTTTCTTTTTTTGTAGGTAAGTCTATATCTTGTTGTTGTTTTAATAGTTCTTTATGTTCTTCTTGTTGAATAATATATTGCTTAACAGCTTCAATACGCTCAAACCATAAGTCCCTTTGAGCTTTACCAGCTTCATTTAAGCAAAAGTCTTGCCAAAGCCCAGTAAAAAGATTATTATCACGACCAGAGCATTGATACATGTGTTCCATGAATTCAGCACGTCGCTGTTGCTCCTTGACATCCCAGTCTTTTAGATACGAAGTGTCCATTTACTCTCCAATGACCTGTATAGATTTTACATCTGTCAACAAACTATGCACGGTGCCGTTACGCATTTCCCATAAAGAATCAATTAAATCATCGTGAACAATCTCAGAAAATTGTTCTGGTGTACGTCCATCAAATGGGTCGTATTCAATTTCAACATCAACTACAAAACTAATCTGAGCAATGGGTTTGGTCACTGATTGAGAATAAAAGAAGTGGTCTTTAAGATTATATTACTTATCTAATAATTGTTCTAGGCTGTTGACCTTTGCATTTTCATAATGACCAAGACGTTGTTGAATAATATTTACATAGTTAATAGCTGCATCAACTAAAGTTTCAGCCTCCATAGCACTAGCAACATTTTCATTGGCAAGCAGGCCAGCTACTAAAGTAGTGACCTGCCATTCCATTTTGTTACCAATAAGAGCAGGAAGAGGTGTCCCGCTTTTAGTAAAGTTATCTAAAACATAGAACAGAAGTTCTTCATAGTTTTTAGAATTAGCCATAAAGATCTCTCACGATCTTTCTATTCTACCCTTGTTCTGCAAAATACCAGTAGGCTTTTGCACCGTTGGAGTGATGACGTTTAGCATTAATGAGTTTAATCTTTTTCTCATTTAGCTTTTCAAACTGTTCCCTATTGTAAGGAACATTGTCATTCTCATGGATATCAAGCTCAGTTTCAATTAGCTGAAGCTGAAGATCAATATCTTCTACAGCATGCTCATGACATTTTTGTTTAAGCAAAGCTTCTTTAATGTTTTTGGGAGCATCAAAGTATTGATAGTAATAACTAGGAATTGTTGGATGTTTCTTTGTCCAGTTTTGCATTGAGTAATCGTTTTGTTGTGATCCGATAGTTGGATTGGAAACGTACCCCTTCTGGGAGTACTTCTTTGTTTTCGTTTGCAGATTGTAAGGCATCGACATTGGGAATAGTTTCGGTTTTTGTTTTAGTAGAAGAAGTAATAGGAGTACCTTCTAAGTCAAGACATTGTGTAGTAGTAGTTGTCGTTTTTACCATAGCGTATTTTATACGCTCGGCGTCAGACCAATCATCTACGATTGTCTCTATTTCTAAAATGTCTTTGATAGGAGATACTGTGAACTCATAATCTTTACCAATAATTTTATTTTCTGGAGCATGACCACGACGATGCAGCTCTTTAAGAAGAGAACGCATTTGATTAATTTGTGATTGACAGTGTTTTACTGCATCATCAAGTTTTTTCTTTTCTTGCTTGCCGACTTCAAGCATGGATTCATATTTAGTTATTTGATAGTGAATTGCATCAATCTTTCTAGATTTGAGCCTGGAACAAGTTTCCAGCTCAGCAAGTGCAATTTCCCTGGTGTCAGGAGTAAGGAAAGACAGACTGCTCGATAAGGCAGCATAGTGCGAATACAAGTCAAGTGTATTCATGCTATCGAGGTTGAGATGTGTGGCTTGATTCATGAGAAGAAAGAAGAGCAGTAGTTAATTGCAAAAGCACAGACAGCACCAAGGGCAGCCATAGCTACTTCACGAACAAGATCTGTAGCAATTGAAGCAAAGAATGAGAACATGAGAAAAAGAAATGATGTGATGTGACTTGAACGATCAGCGTCGGAACTGATCGAACAAGTGATTTAGATGTGGCATAGCTGTTACAGGATAGGGTACATAGCCATTGTCAAGCATACGTTCAAATAGACCCCATACGTCATCTTCCGTAAACTTTTCAGTTGGTTGATAAAGCCGCCACTTATCAGCGGTAGCCATGTGTCCTTTGTCTGTATAGATGACAAGAAACCTTCCTTTATCTTGTAATGTTTTTGGAGGTGAATAAATCCAAGCAGTTGCTTTAGTAATTAAACTACCGCGAGAAGAAGAGATTAGCTCTGATCTCCGAGACAAAAGAGTACGATAACGTTTGACCCAAGCCTGGTGCTTGCAAGTTGGTTGATAATCACCTAGCTCAGCAGAAAACTGATCAAGATGTTTGAGTTGTCCTTGGAAAGAACCACAACTGCAATAAGGTTTAGCTGGTTCGTTATCAATTATTTGTTCAGTCTCACTAAAGATATTGAACTTAGGCTTTTCAGGAATCAAACCATCTGGAGAAATTAAATAACCAATATCATAATCTTTAAGAAATTGTTCTATTTGTTCTTGAGTTTGAATGAAAGAAAGTCTATCAACAAATTTATTCTGCATTTGAGCAGCACTAGTGTTCTTCGAACCACGATAAGCATAGTTGTGTCCTTTGAATATCACATAAGCATTGTTTTTCCATAAAGACAATCCACGATTATCAGGACCCATGTAAGCAAAGAAGTTTGGAAACCTGCCTGTAAAATCTTTGTACTGTTGTTTGACGGGAGCAATAGGATAGTTTTGTTTGGTCCCATCGTTTCTGACAATAATTAGTTCAGATTCTTTAGCATAAATACCAGCAATGTCTCCATCATCAAAGTCAGAGAAAGTTCTTTTAATGTTTGATCTTGAATAGATTAATTGCTGAGCAAAGTTGAAATCATTGTTAGACATGATTGAAATGAAGTGAAGTGATTAGAATGAAACAAATGCATCAAATGTATGGAACCTTTAAAACTTGAACCATCCACAGAAGATTTGTTTTGGGAAGCAAAGATGAAGACTTACATAGAAAAGTGTGATAAAGATGAATTGAAAGAGGTTGCTACCCTCTTGATAAGGATAGCAACCCAAAGACAGGGAGTAATTAGAGGTTTAATAAAAGACAACATGAACCTTCATTCAAAGATTATTGAGTCTTTTCACCTACTCCCTTCTGGTGAATACTCAGAGAGCTGAATCTTCACCAGTCTTTTGATCTCGTGTAGAAAGCACAGGTGCAAGCATCTTGTCCGAAATAGAAGCTTCTAATAGTTTGTTAGAAGTTTCTTTCAACATGGGAGGCATGACACCTAAAGGTGTGATTTGTACACCATCAGCAATGTTAATAAAACCATTGCCATCTGTGTAACGGCTCATCATTCCAATTGCATATTCATCATGACGTTCCTCTTGAGTACGCTTCATAAGGTTGTCAGGAATGATATGACTGTTTAGAGAAAGTTGAGCGGCTTCTTGTCCTTGTTCATAAACAGGACGTTCATAATCAAAAGCAGTAACAGCTGTTGACTGATTACTACCTTGACCAACATCTTTCAATTCAAGATAAGGCTGGAAAATATATTGTGCAAAAGCATCGTAATTAGCAGGACGCTTTGGTGTTTTGGTAGCAGTTGCAAGAGCAGATGCCATATTATCTCGAAACTCTTTAAGTTGATCCCGGAAAGAAGCACCAACAGCACCTTTGATGCTAAGAATTAAAGGCATATCATGGCAACGTTGCCCATAACCACTCATGAAATAAACGTAATACCAAGTACGAATTGTATGATCTTTCTTGTTTTCACTATATAAATCCCAAAGCATATTTATTTTTCCAGGGTCATCTAAATTGTCTGCTGGATTAAATGAACCGATAATAACTGATTTATTTGCCCCTGTCTTTTCATCAACAACATTCTTTTCAAGTAAACCAGCAGTTTCAAAAACAATTTGAAAACGTGGTTTGTTAAAAAGGATGCCAGGAGTTGGTTCATTATTGCCACCAAACTTTTGATTGTAAGGTTGAGCAAATGAATCTGGTTCAAGATCAGAGGCAGAAGCTTTCCAACCACACTTGATCAGATCTTCTTGCTTGATAAACAAACCACCCATATCACGGGAATGATTGCGATCATTTGGTTTATTAATCGCAACAATTTGTCCTGGTGCAGGAGCTGCTCCTATAAATTCTGGTTGTGTGAGATGTAGAAAGGAATCAAGTGAACGTTGTTCTGGAGCTTTTTGAATAGCAAGAGAAGATGTTTCAGGAAACAGACTAAGCGTGTTGGACTTGTCTGTTGCTTTTGCAAGTTTCATGGTGTCCGTCGGACTAGGGTTGAATAGGCAGTTTTACGTCATACCCAGGACGATCCCGTCAGAAGAGATAAATGCAGTCTACTTAGAAGGGAGCTGGAGCACCATCTTCCATAACAGATCCTGATGGATCAGGTAGATCAGGAAGACCAGTTAAGTTAGAACCATAAGGTTCTGCTTGTGGTTTAGATTCTTGTTCCATATCAGCCCATAGCGAGCCTGGCTTCATTCCTTCAGACATAACTGTCTTTGTTTCAGGAGCTTTGTTTTGCCCATCTCTATCTGCTGGGGGCAAAGTCATCTTATCAACTTGAATTTTGACACGACTTTGCCAGTTACCTTGTTTATCTTTCCAACTGTCACATACCAGTTTGCCACTAATAGTAATTCCTTTCCCCTTCTTTGTTAGCTTGCACATCCAGTCTGCAAGTTTATATCGATCATCTGGATTACTAATTGCATAGACATTAAATAAATCACTTTGTCCTTTACCTGTTGTAACTGCAATAGTTTGATTACAAATTATCAAACCAGTCGAGGTAATTTTAAATTGACGTTCATCAGAATCATCAACTGTTTTAATTGTGGTTCCAGAAAGAATAACTTGATTGTATGGCCTGAAAGCTTGTTTCAGAATAGTAGGAAATCCTCCATGAATAGAATGTAGTTTTGATTGAAGATCATGGCGGAGGTTAGCTCCTTGAATATGAATTGGATCATTAACTTGAACAGTGTCATGCAACTCTTTACCAGTTGCTCCATAGCACCAGTATTCCAAATCAAGATCTGATTTAGAAGGACCGGACTTTGGAATCAAAATAGGAAAGACATAAGCCTTGGATGTGTTGCTTGTATAAACCTCACGAGGTTTTTCAAGCACTTGGGCACAAACGGTAAGTACGTTCATGATAGTTAGGTGTGTTGTGATTGAAGCAGTTTAAGGTCATACTTCAGGACCGTCAATCAATGAACATCAAACCAAGTTTTACCAACTTTGGCATCACCTTCAATTGGACAAAGGAAGTTAAAATGTTCACCTGATTGAATAAAAGCTTTAAGAATATTTTCTTTTACAATTTCAATGTTTTGTTTAGGACAAGAAAGTTCTATTTCATCATGGATCATTGCATGTTGATGATAATCAATACCGTAAACAAGACCAGCTTCTATTAAATTGTTATGAGTATTGATAACAACTTGCTTCATTAAAACAGCACCAGCAGCTTGGAGTAATACGTTTAGTGCTTTGAAATCAGAACGACAAAACAATGGACGTTTATCTAAACCAATTAAAAAGCCACGAGCCTGTAATGTTTTGGCAAGTGTATCTTTCAATGCTTTAATAGCAGGAATACCAGTCATAAAAGAATCAATTGCATTTTTACCAAGTTGTTTTAACTTGTTTATATCTTTCTCATTTGGATCAACAATAGTACCTGCCTTAGCTGATCCACAACCATAAAGAACTGCATAAAGCAAACGCTTACTAATATCTCTAGTTTTTACACCAAACTTTTCTTGGTTATAAATATGAATGTCAGTGTCATCATCAATAACTAACTTGCTGTATTCACCTTCATCCCAATACGCAAGATACCCAGCCAAACATCTAAGTTCGAGAGCTTTTGCATCGCTGCCAATAAGGAACCAGTCGTCAGGAGCATGGAAAAGAGAACGACATTCTTTCCCATAAGGACTATAAGCTGCCGGAGTTTGGGCAGTGTTCGGATTACGATGTGAGCAACGGCCAGTAATACAACCATTAGTAATAACGTCCCCATGTATATAACCATCAGGAGAGACAAGCTTGAGCCAAGCGTTGGTACCACTTTGAATTTGGCCTAAACGTTTTTTAATTAACATGTATTCTGCCAAAGGCTGAGCTTCTGGATATGGAAGATTTTCTAAAACATCGTCATTCAAGATTGGATTACCTTTCTCAGTTAGTTTCTCAGGAGTCCAATTATATTTATCTTTAAATCTTTGAATAATATGAGCACGAGAGTTTGGATTAAAAACTGTAACAGAATCTTTTAAACGTTTACCTGTACGTTCTGACCAACGTTCTTCAACAATTGGAGGAAAGATTTCTTTTAATTTATCTTCGATTTGCTTGCTGCGTACTGATAATTTATCCACAAGAGACAAAGCTGCATCAGTATCAAAAGGAAAACCTGATCGAATTTGTCTCTCAATACATGTAGCAAATTCATGTTCAAGCGCAAGCGATTCCGAGTGGATAGATTGTTGTTGAATAAGTTGTAATAATTTTGTCGTAACGTTGACATCTTGAATGCAATAGGCAAGCATTTCTTCTGAAAATTCAGAGAAATCTTGGAAGTCAATCTTCTTATCTGAGAGTCTATAGCCCCATGCTTTGAGGCTAGCTGAACCTCTAAGTTTATTTGGGAGACGGTAGTATATCTCACTGTCCAGTTCTTCAAGTTTTTCTTTGGGCCAAATGAGTCTGGTGCAGATGAGTGTGTCAATGATTTGTAAAGCAGGGGAATTAAATAATTCAAAGCCAGGCCAAAGTTTCTTTAGCACTGGAATGTCATAAAACAAAATGTTATGTCCAATCAAACAATCAGCGGCAGCCAAATGATCAAGAGCATCAGTAATGCGATCAGGCCCATAGCTAAAAGTTTGTTTTCTATTGAAGTCATATATGACGATACAGAAAATTTCTGTAACTTCATCATATAATCCATTTGATTCAATATCAAATACGAACCAGTTTTCATGTTTGGTACCGGGCTTCAGGTTGAACATCAAGATTAGTTCCAGGGAAAATGTTATTTTTATTGATCCAGTTTAGAACTTCCATTGCCTCTGTTTTTGTAGGAAAACAAAGAGCATGTTTAAGATCTGCGCGAGACTTGATATCAAAAAGAAGAAAACAATTTTCTTTTTTGTTAGCGCCAATACACTTAATCTTGTCCGGGTCTTGGAAAGAAATTACATAAGACATTTGAAATAATTAAGGGACGAAATAAGATTATCTCGTCCCAGAAAAAAGTCAAGCTTTTTGTCTATGCATTTTGTTGTATCCATTGATTCCATTTTTCTTGAGGACAGAAACAGCTTTGCTTGCTGAACTGCCTGCACGCTGAACACCATGAATCAATAAAGCAAAGGGTTTATCACCAAAACAATGGGAATCATCATGATCTATTTCTAGACCAAGTTGATCTGCTTCTTCTTGTGAATAAACTACTTGAGCAGTGCGCTTGAAAACATCTGGATTTTCTGTAACCAAATGATCTAACTCACCACCAAGAGAAGCAGTAAGATAAAGATTAGAAGGCAAGTGATCCTTATAATGAAGCCAATAATTAAGCGACTTTGTATAGGCATAGAATTTAATTTCGGGAAAGACACCAGCAGTTAGAATCCATGAACGAAAGTAAGCATCGCTAAACATATCACCTGCTTCATGGATCCGAAACAATTCGTAATTACGATGAGACTGTCTGATTGAATCCATGACAAGCATAGAAATTAGCAGAGCATCTTCACCGCATTGTTTTGTAATAGCTTCGTAGTTATGCCAACGCAATTGACGGCATTGTGGAGACCGAGCTTCAGACATTGCAGCAAAACAACGGTAATCAATTTGATCACCTTTTGGTTTGTCTAAAATCTTACCTGTCTCACGATTAGCAAAAGTGCGACAGACACCAGCTCTTGGACAAGAATAGCCAGCTGGAATGGAAAAGATGAAACGATCATCTAGCTTTCCGTTGGAATAGGAAAACTTGAGAAGCTTTGTGAATTGCATAGTGAAATGTAATAAAGTGAAATACTGGGGCTTACACCAAAGGATGCCCAGGAATTTTAAAGCTGGTGCTTTTCAAATTCAATATGGTTCAAGACTTGTTTTGCTTTCCAGACAGCAGCCTCACCAATAAAGAATTCAACGTTACAACCAAGAGCTTTAGATGCTGTTTTAATATCTTTCATTTGTTCGCCAGAAAACTTAAGTGTTTTTTGATGATTAAAAGTTGCTGATCTATCTGTAATAAAAGATCTATTTTCTTCAATCCATTTATCTACTTCTTGTTTGTTATAGAAATGTTCTCTACGTGAACTAATTTCTAAATCAGGAGTTGGAAACGTATTATTTTTTACTTTCTTATATAGAGTGTAACGAGACATAAGAGTCTTACTTAAGACTTCTTTTGCTGAATAGCATTTGCTACGGCGTTCACGAAAAAGCTGAGCTTTAGATGGCATAGTTGATGAAAAGGAGAATGACTTGTAGAATAAAGGAACGTTCACCTCAATGCGAGGCGCAATTCATCCGGCCAGGGAACGGGGACCGGAGTATTAGCGGAGGACACCATGTCTAACGAGACACTCACTTATCGTGGCGTTAAGTATAAGCGCGGCGATATCATGACAACTTGGATGATGAACGAAAAACTGAAGCGTCAGCGTGAAGAGTTTGAAGCAAAGCTCGATCGTTTACGCCAAAAAGGAGAGATTGTTTAAGCCCAAGGCCAACCTAGTTCAACGTCTGCTTGCCAGATATCTGGATCAATAGGACGCTGCTTTACATACAAATTAAATAGGCGTTGCATTTCTTCTAATGTGACGCCTACTTTTTTTGCTATAACAGCTATGTTGGTCTGGCCTTTGTAGACAAGATCAAGAGCATCTTCAAGCGATATGTTTCCATGTTTTCCGTTTGACAATGTCATGAATACAGCCTTCACTTACACCATATATTTTACTCAATTCTCTTTGAGCTTTTCCCTCTGCCCATTCACGTCTTATTTGAATTACATTTGAATCAAACAAGATTGCATTAGGATGCTTTTCACCTGTATTAAAACCTCCATGTTTTCGTTTAGGCGGAGGATTCCAGTGAACACCAGCATCATCTAATACTTCAGTGCTTCGCCAATGATGATTACATTTTAGACAACGATAGTAACGTCTAGTCACATAGTCTCCTTGATGAGTGGACATAACTTTTGTCCCTGTTTTTGATTGTGCATAACATTTAGGACAATTCATCAATCTTTACTCCACATAGTTTCAGAAATAATTGGAAACTGTTCTTTAAAAATTGTTTTACATTGTTCTGCAATTTCTTTATGCTCTAGTTGCGTACCATTTCCTGTACGCAAGTCAATGTAATGCATCCAAGATTTTAAAGGGCCTGTCATATACATACGAGTAGGACAAGCAAGAGGCAGGATAGACCTGGCACATTCTTTGGCAACACCATCGCTAACCATCTCTTGATAGAGATGTTCAGCATCTTCAAACAAAATACTAATGCGTCTGTAGTAATCAGTAAGTTTGCCTTTACCCAATCGACTTGGCAAATCATCAATTGAATTCTGACGATTTTTAAGATCTTGTCCTCTCAAGTGAGGAATAATTGGCTTACCCATCTCACCAGTATTTGCATAGCGTTGAGAGAATTCTTGGAACGAGAATGTCCAGTGCCTTAGTATCTGAGGGCTGATGGCCCTGGTGGTATTGATCTCAAGGCACATAGATGCCATTTCAAAAGGAGACCAATGCTTTTGTTTAATTAAATAACGGAGAAGCTTTGGAGCAGTCTCCATGTTGTCTTGATTCTTGGGAGCAGAAACGCGTGCCATATGGACAATCATTTCTTCAGCATTTGGAGTAGTCCAAATGAGTTTGACAGAAGGATTTTGAAAAGGCATTGATTGTTTATTTAGTTTGGATTGGGGCAAGCCGATGACCAAGATAATCTTCTGTGCGTGAGGTGTAGTCCCATTGAACTACATAATGACAAAAGACTGCACCAGCACGGTTCTTTTTTTCTATAATGTTTTTAACCGTACCAACACGGTCAAGTATTTTGTCTTTACCGTGATACACATTTCGATGTGTGACACGATCACCAATGGAAAATGCTTGAGATTTGCGTAGAGACATGATGAATAAAAAAATCCTCAGCCAGCGCAAACCAACTGAGGATGAATCGTCCAAGTAGATATTAGATCAAGAAGCTGCGATGTCAATTGCAGAGAGATCAACTCCTGCTTTTTCCATCTTGCTTAACATTTCAACCATGATGTTTGCATTCTCCTGGGTCTTAGCCATGAAAGCTTTAGAACGTTCAGCACTCATTGTGTGAACAGTCCCATTGGCTTCCTTGTATGCCCAGGAGCCATCAGGTTGCATCTCCCCTTGGGTAATAGCCATACGCTCGCTGTTGCGGGTATAGCGAACCTGTAGGTTACGAACATCTGTTAAACCATCTTGATCAACCCAGGTAAGACCAAGGTTGTAAAGATTGTTGTCATCCATATAGCCATGAGGCTGAGGGATGAGGTGCTTGATTGCTCCAAACATGATGAAATGAAATGTGATTAGGTTTGGTGAGAGTGGTGGGACTTGAACCCACATAGCCATTACTGACCGACAGATTTTAAGTCTGTTGCGTCTACCAATTCCGCCACACTCTCGTTGCTAGGACTTACACCGTGTCAAGGGACCGGATGCCTAGTCGTATTTAGGTTAGTTGTTCTTCTCTTTTTATCAACGCAACTTTGAATGCGTCTTCAACATTGGAACGTTCGAGATCACTGAGTCTTTTGTTGCCAATATCACCGATTTGATTAACAGTCATGACACCATTATTAACAAAGAGTTGAATGGTGTAACGAGGCTGCCCATCAATCATGGTCAGAATGATGAGTTGTCTCATCTTCTTGATATCATCTGCATAACCATGACCAGCACCAACACAGTTGCGGACGGCTCGACCCCAAGCTGCTAGCTGGTGTGTGTCATAAGGCTGTAAGAAGCTATACTTAACATCTTCACCGTCATTGCATTGCTCAACTTTGATGGGTTGAGGAAATAGCTTCTGAGGCAAGTTAACGTTAGCGTTGCTGATCTTCCATGTCTCTGCCATGAGATGATCGTGCCATTCCATTAAACGCCAGCGCTTGGGCTTGATGTTGTCAGTACGATCAGTAGTAATGCATTGGCAAAGCATGTCATAAGTATCACGCCAATCTGTCATGTAGACATGGCGCTGTCCTGTAGCAGCGTCAGCACTTAGAAGGTAACCTCCGCATTCACTTCTTTGTTGGTCAAGTTCTGACTGTTGCTTGTACTTTTGATAGAGCATGTTGAGAAATGATTCAACAGGCAAGTTTTCTTGCATCCACTGAAAACCAGTTCTGTTGTGAGAGTTAATTAGTACTATTTTAGAGAGCCAATCAAACCTGGAATGAAGTAGATTGTGATCAATGTCACGATAAACTTCTTTGATTTCATTGACAGATGATAAGAACTGATAAAGAATTCCATAGGGTGGTTTAAGTGCTTCACGATCATACATATTTTGTGCAATATTATTTTCATGAATGACTTTGGTGTCATTCATTGCATTTAAAACTAAAGATCTAAACCACTTGGCAGATAGTACATCTTGCATGTATTCACAACAGAAATGTTTACGCAATATATGGATAATATTGTCTACATCATGGACGTACATGGTCTCACTACCCATCCATCTAGGCCTGGACCAGTACTTTGACATAATATTTTCAAACTTGTTGTTCTCAGGATCAAGCCGAGTAAAGATATCATCGCTTGATCCTCCTTTGAATTGAGGAATATCTTTGGCAAGTTGGTTTTCCCATTTTTGAACAGTGCGATAAACAGTCCAGGTCTTACCATAAGACTTGAGGTGATGCTCACTACGGTTGGGATCTTTCCAGTAGTTACCGGTATAGCCATCCATGATGTCATCTTTAGTCATCAGGATTGTTTTGCGATACCAATAACTGCGGCCATCTTTGATACGTGGAAGCATCATTGATTCATCATTTTGATTAAACATGCACTTACCAAGTGTGCGACGACTTGGGATGTATACATCAGTACATTGTTTACGAGCTGCTGCTGTATCTCGATACGCAATTGTCAAGCCATAGATGTATGAATCATCTTTTGACTGTAAAAGCTTGCTGCCATTCGGAGGCAGCCATGCAGCTACCCACAATTGGCGATGATAGTAGACAACAGCAAATGGTTCAGGTTCCTGTCCAAAGACAGGCTTCGTAAATAAGTGAACTTTGTCTGGTGCTTTCTCTTTGTTGAGCTGTTCTACTGTTTGTTCCCACAAGTTGTCTTTAACGACGTGCTTGGGGAACATGTTTGAAGGACGACCACTGGGAAATGTTTTCCGCTTGTTCTTGTTACGATTTTCTGTAGCTATAGGGGCTGCAAGTTTCTTACGCGTTTGGTCATAGCCTGCAACTTCAAGTGCAAGCTGGTTAGGAAGATTGAAATGCATGATTTAGTGTAGTGTGATGTGTTGTAAAAGATTGGGACTTACATGCAGTCGGGGAAATGCAATGCCCAATAGATTAGAACTCGATGCAGTCTGGATCGTCTGCAACCCAATCAAGATCTAGTTGATCTAAGAATTGAATTTGTTCTGGTTGAGAACCGTCGATAGGAGGTGGTAACTCTCCTTCTTCTAGTTCAAAACACGCACTACAGACTGCTGGACCATATTCAGCAGGATGGGCAAAATCTGCTGGATGGTAAGTTGCAGGAATTGTTTGAACCATGTCAGCAATCTCGGCAACAGAGATCCAAGAAGATGTTCCATGTTCATCGACAAGATCAAGTTCAATAGAGCGGACATAAAGAATTTCAGTCATTAGAGTTGATGTTAAGGATTTGGACCGCCGCATTTGATAATGCTTCGGCTTGGTCAAAATACTTGTTCCACTCATTAGAACCGATTGGGTACTGTTGTGCCTCAGTTCTTTTGGTATCTGCTATACCTGATACAGTTTGATAAGCAACCATCAAAGTTTGGTGATCCATAGTGAAGTGTAGTGTGATGTGGACATAGACAGTTTAAGGTCTTATCTAGGACCATGTAAGGGTATTAATTATAAGTATTATTGATTAGTAGATGTCCCCCCTTGGTAGCCCCCTGGGGGGTGCAGGGGGGGTACCCATTGAGATATTCCATATTTAGATGTGTTCTGGTTTTAGATTAAACTTTTGAATTGCATCATCCGTTGCTTCTTGATCGCCATCGAGGACGACCAGTCCGCGTATACGATTGGATGCTGCATGCCAAATATAACTAGTGCAGTCATATCGCTCAGTATCTTTCCCATCAACTACAACAGTGATGGGATACTGTCCAGTCTCGATCTTAGGAGGGATTGTCTTGTCATTAGTAATGATACTGATTAGATCAAACCCTGCCTTGTCATGGATCTCTCCATGTAGATAGATACCGTCCAGGCCGTAGAAAAGCTCTCCGTCTTTTAAGTGTTTACGATTGAGGGTACCAAAACCTTCTGCATACCAAGTGGGTTTCATTAGTCTGACCACATGTCAGGTTTCTTATTGTATTCAGGAAGATCTGGTGTTTCTTCTGGTTTCAAGTCAGGAGGACTGAGCTTTGGAAGATCACAGATTTTAATGTTGCGTTTGCTGAGGCCGGTTCCGGGGATCCCCACAGATCCACGGATGCCGGACTCTCTTGCATTTAGAGTGAGCTGGAACGGACCAAGTTTGAATGACTTGGAGAATGATTGTGGGCCACGTTCTGTGAAGTTGATGCCTGCAATCGTCTTGTCAAAGTTGATTGCGCTGCGTTTGCGTGTCATGATTTTGAATTGAAATGATTAGTAAGTGATCCTGTAGTGTGTATATCCTGCAGGACGTTTCCGAAGTTTCTCGAATAAAGCTTCAGCTTCTTTACGAGTATCAAATGAACCATGGTATTTGTAGTGACTATCTATCCAACACTTTTGAATACCGTTAGCTCTTGCTACATAGGATTCTTTAATCAAATACTCTTCAACTTTGAAATGTTTGAGGTCTGTCATGATTCAAGATCCTCTTTGAAGATAAATCCTTTAGCTCTAGCTTTATCTTTAATCTTCTTATCTTGTATATCTTTACCGTGCATATAGCTTTCGACTGATTGTCCAGGTTTTGGGCCTCTTGTTGGAAGTTTAGTAACTTTGTATTCAGTTGCAGGAACCCAGCTTTGTTTAGATCGTTTGCGTGTCATGATGAAGCGTTTGGATAGAGTTGATTGTAGATTGAAACTGTATTGCGATGGAGTGAGTTAACTCGCATAAAGTTAGCTTCAAGCCATTCGTGTAATGCAATTTCAATAACTCGGGATTCTTCAACCCCGAGTATGTCTGACAACAGTTCAATCATTTGCTGATCGATCTGTGTGATTGGGGTTACCTTGTAGTTTGATGGGTCAGTCATCAAGAATTTGCTCTGCTAGTTGTTGCATTTTTGTCTCTGCATCTTTCCACTTGTTCAAGTAATACTGCTCTTCCTCTGGTGTATCAGAGTTGAGCATCATTGCATGGTAAGTGGTGCATTGACGAAATTGTTTTGTGAAGGGATCTTCACCCCACGGCTCTGGTTGCTCCAGAAGAATTGAAGATGACACGATTCTTTTGAGTGTAGATACGAATGTGTTTTAGGACAGTAGAGTCACTGATGCCATACTTCATTGCTATTTCTTTAGCTGATAAGCCTACGAAATAGTATTGATAAGCAGCTTCAGCGATCTCTTCAGGCAGCATGGAGTAACCTCCTTTGATGTACTTTCTGGGCATTGAGTCTTAGCTGTCGTGTGAAGGAAGTTCAGGGAAGTTAGGATCATCAGGATCCATATTGGTTTTGTAATGGACTGAACCATCTGGTGAGACAAAGCCAGCCATGTACTTACCACCTGCATTCTCAGCTATTTCAGCAAATTTTGCGGTGAGCCTCATGAACTGAAGTTTTTGAGAATCAGGAACATTCTCTGGAGTGATGTCTTTAGACATGATGAATTAATAAGCAATGATAAGTTTTACTAATGTGTTAATGAGTTAAGACCAGTAGTCTTTTCTGCATCTGAATTGAAGCATCTCGTAAGTCCAGCTGCTTCCTTCAAAGTCAACAATGGTTTTCATTGCTGCTTGAACTGCAGACCAGTCTTCTGGACGTGAGGGGCATACAGACATGTACTGCACACAAGCAGCGTCAAGTTTGTTCCATGCTTCTTTCCAAGCATCATCATCAAACTCGGGTTCTGTTGGCATCTCACGGCCCTTCTCTTCAAAGTAAGGACCAAAGATGTCTTTGATTGTTTCAAGCATAGATTTTGGTGTAGTAAAGGAAAAGTACTAGGACTTACGCTGTAAGCTGCCTAGTAGTTGTGTTACTTAATCAACAGTAATAAACAGGTTCAGTGGGATAATGCCTGGCATAGTCATCACCAAACGTGATATCAATAGCAGTTAATCCTCTGCTGTCGCTAATCAAAGGTTGGTCTTGGTAGTCGTATCCAATTGAGAGACGGATTGCTTCTTTGATTGCTTGCTTCTTACTGAAGACAAAGATCGTGTTAAGCGGTTCGCCTTCTTCGTACCACCATCCACCTTCTTCTGGCCCACCATATTTTTGCCAAGTGTTGTGGACTTGGATGGTGATTGGATCTTGGTTGTCGAACTCTTTGTACCAGTTGTAGATGTTGATCCAGTACCTTGCGTATCCTGTTTTGGGATACTGTTTGGTGTAGGTTTTGAGTGAATTAGACATCTGAAGTTGTTGTAAAGAACTGTACAGATAACAGTAATGATTACAATGATGTGCAAGATGACATCATCGTTATTGTTGTCATGCATTAGTTAGTTCCTCCATATTCTTTGTGATAGTCATCTTCGCCTGATACCGCTTCAGACATAAGTTCTTGCATAAGTTGTTCTTGCTCATTAGCTATGTCGTTAAGGACAAATAACTGATCAGCAGTGTATTCAGACTTCTCCTGGTCATCGAAGTTGTCTTGTTGCTCATGGAGCCAAGTTTTGATAAGTGACATGATGCGTAGTGAAATAAGGTTTGCATGAGCAGTTTAAGGACATGCTCAGGTCCAAGTACTAAATTTCGTCCATGCAGTCAGGCATGAAAGCAACGCATTCCTTGATTAGGTCTGAGTTGTTAAGGCATTTGAGAGACTCTTCAGTGTGAAAGTCATCGCTCATATCTTCCTGACATTCAAGATAGCTATCGATCAGGATTTTGCGTTGAGCTTTGGTGATGTAGGTACTAGGCATAATTTAGTTGTTGTGTGAAGTGTAGGGTTGAACTTCAATAGATTGAGCTTGAGTCTTCATTGTGTAGCTAACAGCGTAAACACCGGCCACAACAAGAAGGACACAAGAGATACAACCAACAATCCAGGTAGGAACATCTGATTTGTAGTAAGAGTCAAGACAGACGTATCTGTTTGAACCAAGCTTGATGATTTGTTTCATGATTTGGTGAGCCAGTGATCCTGGACTTGTTGTGTGAGTTTAAAGTTGTTGAGTTTGACTTTAATCTGCACGTCATCCCATACGTTGGTTGGTACACAAACTGTCTTGGTTTCAGATTGACCATCAACGATGATCATTTCTCTGTACCAGTTTGTTTCCCTATTTCTGGGATAAGCAATGACGATGGCTCTATAGTCATCGCCTGCAGATAATACCATCCATTCCTTGTCACGAGCAGCAAGGATAGCTTGTTCCTGGAGCTGTTTAGTAGATGGATGGGTCGGGAGAGATGAATCGTGCAAGACTTCGTCGTGCATTGTTGAATCCATGTTTGATGTTGTCTTTGGTTGGGACTTTGGCATCACCGATGAGGTCACCGATGTCATGAAGAAGACTCTTTGTCTTCTTCCTTAGTTTGAATTGAGTCATTGTCAGAGAATGCATAGAGTGTAACCATGAATGCTCCTGTGGCAATACCAATAGGAGACATTCCAAGAAGTGCGGCACCACCTAGCAAAGCTGCTGTGATGCCTACTGATTGTCGCTTAGTCTTGTCCATTGTCAAGATAAGAAACGTTTGAGCAGGATATAGAGTCCTGCAGAGAAGGCCCGTAGGCCCTCAGTGCAAGAGTCAGTTAGCTAAGTAACGGATATGCATGCAGTGTTTAGCATCACCTACCCATGAACGCATAGTAACCAAACGATGATAGTCAGGTTGCTTCAGGCATTCCTGGGTAGCAATCTTATTCAGATGTTTCTGCCCTGCTACGCAAAGCAAAGCACCGATACCAACACCTGCAATGATGGCAGTGATAGGAGTGAGAGGAGAACGCATGATGTGTGATGTAATAGAGATGCCACGGGATTGTGGCAATAACTGCCGGAGGGTTTGCACCTCCGGACCCGCTTTAACGGATCAGTCTTTATCAGAGAAATAACCGACTGCTATGCCAATGGCACCGCAAATCACAAATGTAATGGGATGAGTGGTCATAAACTCCCACTGCCAGTGATAGAACATACGCACAGGAGGTAGCGTAAGATACATTGCAAAAGCTAGTAAACAACCAAGGACTGCACCAACTAAAGTTGCACCCAAGGTAGACAGCTTTTCAAATGAAGTGAACATAGTTTAGTGTTTGAAACAATAGATGCCACTTGATTGTGGCAATAGTTGAGTAGGGGATTCGATCCCCCGGCATCACGCCTGGTCAGATGACCATCTCAACTGGAGATTCCATCATCTCCACAAAGGAGAGAACAGATATCTCTGAGTAGCCACACTCTTCTGGGTGACCTTCGTAGTTATGTTCGACCGAAAGATCGAACGCAACCGAGTCGGCCTCCTCCTTAGAGAAGTGTGCGCTGTGTTGTTGACCGTTGAGGATGACGAAGAACACGTCAGTCGCTCCGAGTGTGCGGTACCTATCTCCGCTGTAGGTAATAACTGGTGGGGGCATTGCACCCCCACTGGCCGCTTGAACGGACTCAGTTGACTTGAGCAACAATAGTTACTGCTCTACCACCAAACTCTGGGCTATTGAACATCTTCATGCCTAACTTTGCGTCAGCCATGAATTCAATCAATGCCTTGTAAAGAGCACGGCAGTATTTCATCTGCTCTCGTTGTTGATCAGAATCATTAGCCAATAGCCAAGTCATCTGTCCTTCAGCAACAAGATAATCAACTGTTTGCAAGATATCTTCTTGGTCAACCGCTGCGTTAGCGTTGGCTTTCCAATCAAATTTCCAGCTGGTTTGAGTTTGCATGATGAAGTGAAGTGAGTGGACTGCTACGGTTTAACGTCCATCAGCTAGACGAACTACACAATCTTTCCTGGCCTTCGGGGCGGCGGAGCGCTAGATAACACAGGAAACTTGTGGAAATCTCAGGGATTTATGGCAGATTCCACAGGGATTTGTGGATAACGCAGGTTTCGTACTGCACAGCGGCAGCCTTGGTACCCTTCGCTCAGGTATCGTTGGCTTAACTAACCTTCGCTTAGGGATTCAGGCTTCGTTCGCTGTTCACCCCAGTTTTGACCCACCCCACCCTTTATTTTTTTTCTATACGGCACCTGCGACCCACAAGGTGTGTGAGACGTCTCAGGTAATTATTAACCTAAATGAGGTAAAAAATGGGTTGTTTGTCGCAAAGATAGTGTAATATCACCAGGAATTTGGTAAATATCCTGGGGCAATAAAGCCAATAATATTTAATATTTAGTAAAGAGTCCTAGATATTTTTATATATCCACAAATGCTGACAAAAAATATTTAATAAAATAAATATTAAGATTTAAATAATATTTTGCAGCACAAAACGTCGCTAAAACTGACGATTACCCCAAATATTTACCCCAAACCGCCTTTATTTAAGACCGTGTTTCCTGAATTTGTGCGCAGCTTCTGCTGATTTGCCATATTTAACTTTATCTGGAGCCATTTCTGCAATCTCAAACCTACGTTCGCGTAATCGCTCCCTGATTTCACCATCAGTTGCACCAGCCCTGGCTAAATCTTTAGCTTCTTCGATGGTATTACCAAAAGCTGTTACTCTAAGAGCTTTATTTTTTACTAATTCCCTGTTATCTTCCATTTATCGGGGGATAATCTTTTATTCAGTGGTTATATTCTAACGTATGTTAGATTTTGCACGATAAAATATTGTTATCAGAAATAATAGTAGTTAAATGGCTTTGCAGGTAGGAGATCTAAACAGAGATCCGAAAGAAGGTGGGATAGATCCTCTATCGGTTGGAGTAGGAGTAGGATTAGCCTTAGGCGGTGGGGCATTAGGACTTAAATATAGAAAACAATTGGGTTTAGATCGCAATATACCAAAAGCAAAGAAAGAATCTAAAGGAATTCAATTAGATAACTTAAATACAGTTAGAAATGTAGGTAGAAAGCAAGAAGTTCCTGAATCAAAGGTAGTTGTTCCTGCACCTGAAACTCCTCAAAGAGTAAGTTCTTTTCCAGGTAAGGCTACTCCTGGTAGCGGGTTTAAAAACTTTAGTCAACAAGCAGATCGTTTACGTTTGGATGTCGGACGAATTGATAGCCTTCTCAAATCATTAGAACCTGATGTAGCCAGAGAATATTCTCAAATGATGGCGACTGAAGCTAGTCGTCAGGCAGCATCTGTTAGACGCCAAAAAGGACAGATAGTAGATGACCTTATTAAAGAGATTCGCGCAGAACCTCAATCATTTTTAAAAGATAAAGTACAAGAAGTTGGGATTACTTCTCAAGAGGCATCTCCTGCTCCTGAACGTATTTCACTAAATACATTAACAAATCAATATGAAGCTCAAGGTGAACCTCGCGCTGCAATGCAAGCTGCTGATGCAGTACAAAGTGCATCTGATCAATTAGATTCTCGCGCTGAAGCTGTTGTTCAGCGTGACACAGATTCTGTTCGCTTAGGTAAACAACCGGTATTTACTGAAAAGCAACAACGTATATTCCGAGAAACAGCACCACGCACTAAGTTAGATTCTCCTGAAGCAAAATTAAAAAGAGCTGCTTATCAGTTTGAACAGATGGATATGTCAGGTGGTTTGCCTGACGATCAAATTACAGCAGTTGGTCAAGCCATGGCCGAGGCGCGTTATGATCCAACACCTAGTGCCTATGACTTAACAGGAAAAATAGAAGATCTCCCAGGTGTACGTGAGATGTCGGCTAAACGCCGCAAAGAAGTGTTTGGTTCGAAACGTTTACCCCCAAGGGGAGCTTTTTCTGACAGTGATTTAAGTGGTATTAATCAAGAAGAGGCAGCAGAACGTATCATGGCGGCAGCTTCCCAAAAAGCAGGATCTTTAGATGAACAATTACTTTTAGATCCATCTACTCCCTATCAACAACTCAGACAAAGAGGTTTGTTAGGAAGTGTACCTAAGTTTGATCCTTCTACAGGTTATGTAGAAACTAATCCCACCATGGAGATTAGGCCAGGTGCTTCTGCTTCGATGAGTGATCGTCCAGGTAAAGCCCGTATTGGAATTGATACAGAATTTGAAACTAATTTGGGCACCGAAGGCTCAGCTTATCTAAAAGAAACTCTTGCAAATAAAGAAAGGACTAATAAAGCTTCAACATTACTTGCTGGACGTGTTGCAGAACTACAAGGACGTGCCTCTGGATCAGGACGTCAAGAACGTGTCGTAGATGGGTTAGTACCTATCAGGACTTTTGAAGGCGAAGAAACTGCAGGAGTTTTTACAGATCCTTCAGGAAAAGTACGTTTGGTTGGAGAAGGACAGCGTCAGAGAGGAAAAATAGAATCAACAGATATGAGTGCTACAGGTACACGCCAGCCAGGTGGCTTTGAAGAACCTAGTAGAAAAGAAATCTCTCCTTTAATTACTACTGCACCAATGGCAAGAAAAGCCACTAACGAAGACCGTCTAATTACAGATAAGTTTGGTAGACAATTTGTTATTCAGAGTAAGTCAGTTGTTGAAGGAGCCCAGCCTTTGATGGGGGTTAAAGGCGTAATTAAAACCCCAAGAGTCGGTGGTAAACCTGGTACAGGTGTTATGTCCTTTAAGTCTGATGCCAAGTCAGAACCTTTAAGTATTAATCGTCAAATGGCTGAAGGTCTTGCTCAAGACGCAGCAGATACTTATGTAAATAATCCTTCTGCAAAACTAAAATTCTTGCAAGAAAGAAATCCAAATGCTTTAAAAGGTGTTGAATTTCTTGAAGATGCAGGTAATGCTTTAGATTATAAAGATTTTATTATTGAATCTGTTGATAAAGGATTAAAACAGAAAGGGATCCAATTAGATGTTCTTCAACCTGAAAAAACTAGTTCAGGTTCTTTTAATACTGCAGCAGCACATGCTTTTGTAGATGATCTTCTTAAAGTCTCTAAAGATGTTCCAGTATATGCAAGTCCTTTAAAAGTTGATCCAGATACAGGTAATCCTGTATTGGACTTTAAAGGGCGCGTTCAAGGAGAGGGAGAGGCTAAACTTATGCCAGGACTTTCTAAAGGCGTTAGAGGTACTGGTGGCGTCGATCCAATGCAGATTGGAGATGACTATGAAGGCAATGTTGCTTATAACACTATTCGTGTTGAAGGTGGACGTACCCTTACTCCTGAAGAGGCCAGGCCACAGCCTTCTCCTGGAACTCCAGAAACAGCAGCTCTTTCAAGTATTCGTGAGCAAATGGCGAATGTTCAACCACGTACTGAACGTTTCTCGGTTCAACCTCGCGATACAGTAGAAGTTAATGATGATGCTATTCAAAACTTCTTAGCTAAACAAGCACGTCGTTACGGTTCATCCAGGAGGTCTTAATCGTGGCTAAAAAGAAAGAGCAACCCAAAAAAGAAAAGAAGAAAAAGTTTATCAAAGAGGCTATCAAACGTCCTGGTACCTTTACAGCTAAAGCTCACAAGAAGGGTATTACTTCTGCTCAGCTGCAACGTAATGTCTTAGATAATCCTGATGATTATGATGAAAAGACTGTTAAGCAGGCTAATTTAAGAAAAACCTTAGTAGGATTAAATAATAAAAGAAAAACTAAAAAGGATAGCTAATGGGATTTGATATACGTTTGAGTCGTCCAGAAGATTACATGGACGATGTGTCTAAATTCTTCCGTAGCCCACGGAGGCATAAAGTTGATTACAAATCTGCTTTTGCTAATAAGGCTTCGGAAGGCGAAGCACCTTTTAATACCGGACGTTTGGGTTTTGAAGAATTAACTAAAAAAATGACAAGCCGTAAGTTAACTGAAAACCCTCGGCTTGAGTTTATAGATGAGATGGGAAATAATAAAGTGTTTGCGGGAATTGGGCGCTTTGATAAAGAAACGGATTATAACTTTGAAATAGGAAAACCTAATACTATTTTAAACTTTACTCAGTCACCTATATATAATCCTATGTGGGCAGAGACATATAAGATCAGTCCTACTGTTGAGACTAAAGTTGACAATCCAATGCCAAGTGTTCTTAATCCAGATCCCAATGGTGTTCTTCAAGCTTCTGCGGATACTCGATTGGAAAACGAATTAGAAGGTAACCTTTCAGTTGCTCAAATTCTGAGAGAGGGTAAGGAAGGTTAAAATTAAATATAAATAGATAGATAAGATGCTGGGAACATTAAGACCATTAGCTGGACGCCTTCTCAAATTTGCAGGGGGTGAACAGGCTCGCGGAGTTCTTCCAGCGGCTGCAATGAGTGGCGGGTTAAACGCTCTTATCACAACCGCTGCAACAGGAGATCCAGTTCGGGGTCTTACCTATGGTGTTGCTGACTTTTTAGGATCTTATCCAGCAACTCTTGCAGTCCGTGGGTTACGGCCTAAAGGAATGAGACGTGTAGAGGTTATGGATAAAGGTCAAGGTACTGGTAAGTTTACGAATGAACCAGTGATTTCTCGTTTAGAACTTCCTGCGAACGTAGCAGCTTCTATTTTTGCTACTGAACTTGTTGCTGCTAATGATCCTACTCTTCATCAGGATGCAACGGTTGCACAACAAAATGCACAACGAGCAGCTATTAATTCTGACTTAGCTTTATCCAATGTCTATGCCCCTGGTACGATGTATCAACAGCTAGCAGGTCAGGGAGTTCTTTACTGATGAACATCTTAAAAGGATTAGGAAAGGCTTATAAGGAAGGTTTTTCTAAATCAGTAGAAAACATGGGTCTTGCAGAAGGAATTTCTTCTTCTGGTTATACCCCCCATAGTGCAGTACCAATTGTAGCTAAAGGTGCTTATGGGCAACTTGCACAACAAGGAATTGGTTTTAATACTCCTGTAAAACTTGTTGGTGCAACCACTGCAAGAGTTATGGCTGACCTTGGGCAAGATGCTACTCGTCATTTATATTGGCGTTATAACCATCCCATGGCAATTTCAGACAAGGTAGCTGAAAGTGCTTTTGGGGATCAGATGAAAAGATTTAATGCAGCACAGCGTGGGGCGATTAGTTTGGCTACGGTTGGCTTGCCGGTCGGTGCTTCTTTAGGAACATTTGATATTACCAATGTTGGTGAATTAGGCCGACCCAAAGGTTACGCTCAATCCTATGCAGAAAAGGGTTCGGAAGACCGCAGAGAAACTTCTCAAGTTGCTCCAGAACTTTTAGAACGATTTGTCCTTGGTCGCCAAGGGCGACCTCTGAAGTTTGAAACAGCTAAAGAAGATATTCCTGATTTGACAAAAGAAAGGTATTCAAATTATATGAATTACCTTTATAACGATAAAGGATTAGTAGGTGCAGGTCTAATTAAAGGGACAACTGAAAACCTTTATGGAGAGCCTGAACTGCGTATTGTTGGATTCCCAGTTGGTCTTCAGGCAGCTGGTGCATTGGCTGGTGGGACCCTAGCAGGTCGAGCTGCGCTCAAGACTTTACCTAAAAATGTAGTAGAGACTAAAGGTAAGAGTCAGCAAGTAACAAGGCGTGTACCGTTGCCTGCAGGTAGTACGAGAAAGGTAGCAGCGATAGGAGGAGCTGGAGCACTGGCAGGGGCTGCAGTAGGTAAGTTAATTAACCGCGCTATTGCTACACAGGGTCAATCAGATTTACCTTCAACGCAAGAATATGGAATTACATCGAATGAAATCACATCGATGCGTAGTGGAATCACACCAGAACGTACTTTAAATGGTAGTCCAGAAGGTGAACTTGTTATGGCTTCATTGCGTGGGTATGGGCCTTATCCTCAATTAGAAAAACTTGGTTTAAACACACCTGAAAAATTAGAGCGACGTAGGCAAGAATTAATTGCTTTGTATGATTGAAAGAGTTAGTTATAATAGAATTTAAGTACTAAAGAATTTATTTTGTAGGATATGTACCCTTATCAAGTACCGACAAGTTTGGGGGGTGCCAATGTAGGTCTCGCTTCACCGCTTACTCAGCCTTTAGATCCTTTACTTGGTAGAGGGCAAATGAATTTTCAAAGTGGAGTTAATTTAGCAGGACCGACAGCTGAAGCTGGTGAAGATTTTCTTCAAAGGATTCTTAAAGCAAATCCAGGTGCAGACCCTAAAAAAATCCAAGAAGCATTAAAAGGTGCAGGTTCTAAGGCAAAAGGAGCACTTAAGGGCGCAGTAAAACCTATGCCTTTTGCCCAAGCACGTAGCTTTGGTGCTGGTCGTCTTGGTGTTGCAGGCGGTCTTCTTGCAGGTGGTTTAACGGCAGTTGATGCTCTTCAACAGGGTCGTCCTTTAGAAGCAGCAGTTGGTGGTACTGGTGCAGCCTTAGGAACGATTGGTGGTACCGTTTTAGGAGGAATGGCTGGCGGTCCTGTCGGAGCTTTTGTTGGCGGCTCTTTAGGAAGTATGCTTGGTGGCCAAGCAGGTACTGCAGCTGAATATATTAAGCGTGATATTACAGGAGATCCTATTCGTGGAAAGGATGATCTGAAGAATGAAATCGCTAGACAGCAAAAAATTGATGAATTGGAATCTAGCCGTTATCGGAACAATTTAGGGGTTTACACAAGTGCTGTACAAGACTTACAGCAGTTTAGTAATAACCAAGAATATTTACAGGCTCAACGGATGTTACCGTTGGTTAATAAAATGAAGAACCAAGAATTGGTTCGTCAACAGGCTCTTCTTGCAAGTCAAACACAATCTGCAGCAATGTTAGGAACACTAGCTACTGCAGGGGCCTTGGCTCAGGGACAGCAAAGGGAAACAGGTGCGATGATTCGTACCGCAATGACTTCCAACCCTTACGCTGGAGCTGTGCTTCAGGCACCTCAAATTAAGTTTGGTTGATCTTATGGAAATTAATCTTGCTGGTAATTATGGGGAACTCCTGAAAGATTTTAATCCATTAGGAGAAACTTTTAAGTCTCTTTCAACAGGTGTAGAAGCAGCGGATAATCAAAATTTGACTGATCTATATTTTGCTTCAGAAGAAACAAAAACAAAACCTAATCCATTAGATCCTGCAGATAAGCCTAGACCAAACCTAGCAGGCACTGGATCTCTGGCAGATATGGTTAGAGTTCTTGGCGAACTAGAAGAAAGAAAAACTAACAGGATGTTTGACCGGCTTCCTGAGTTGCTTGACTACAAAATGAAATTAGCCAGGTATATGCAACAAATTGGCAAGGAATCTGTAGAGGTTGCTTATCAAAACCGTTTTGCATATGACAGAGCACCTCAAATGGTTGTTGATGCTTTGGCAAAACGTAATACATTTTTGCCTGAGATTGTTGCGTCACCTTTCCAATACACTGGTGGGGCTAGAGCATTAACAGCAGGCATGAGTGCCCGCGCTGGTCGTTCCGCTTATCCAACGAGGTTAACATAATGGAATTTACATCCCCGCTCACAGGAATAGATTATTCTTATTCACAGTTTCCTGCTGATTTTGATCCTGGGTTTGATATTGATATTAAAACAGGCCCTCTTGGTGGAGATGGAATAGATTTTGGTGCTTTGTTTAAACCAGCACAAACACAACCAAGACAACAAAATACATATAATTTAATCAGTCCCCAAGCGGCCTTAGGATTAGCAACTAATCTTGGAGCCCTGGGTGCTCGTAATCAACAAATGAGTGCAATGGATGCTAGGCGAGTAGCTCTTGCTGATACGGCTTCTCAACAAGGCGCTTCTCTTGCCGGTGCTGCATTTATGAATGCATTAGATCGACAAGCACTTAATGATGTAACTGCCATGGATCTTGGTCCCCGTGGGCGTCAGTTATTCGCAAGAAAAGTACGCTCCAATACCCCTGGATCCGCGTACCAAAAGTTAGTGGCAGGTAGATTTGCATGATACATACCACTGTTAAAATAAAAAATAACGAGGGGTAAAAATGGGTTTTTTTGATGGTATAGGAGACTTTCTTGGTGATATAGGGAAAAAAGCACTTCCCGCAGTAGCTGGTGCAGCAGCTAGTGCTATTCCTGGTGTTGGTCCATTCGTTGCTCCGCTTGCTGCAGGTGCAACAAATGCATTGCTTGGCGGTGGAAGCAGCGGAGGCGGAGGCGGCGGTCAGGTAGCAGGTCGTTACATGCAGACAATGCAACCTAGTTTTCAAGATTATCCAAGAACTAGTTATAAAGATTTCATGACAGGAGATCTTGATAAAGACGATTATAAAGACTTTAAAGACGATTTATCAGCAGGCGTTAGATCGGGTCAATTCAGTCCTTTTGAAGCTTACAGTATGGCTGTTGAAGCTAGAGGTAGGCCCTCTTCATTCTCTTCAAGCTTCTTAGATTACACGCCTTCTGATCAAGTGGGTTACGGTGCAGTAAAAGAAGCAGCAAAAATGTATGGTCAAAACTTAAGCGATAAACAACAAGATAAACTATTTGAACGTGCTCTTGCTTCTGGAGCACGAGACTTTGGATCGATTATGGACTTCGCTCAAAGTTCTATTGGATTAGATCCTAAATATCGTAATTATGGTCCTTTGATGAGAGAGCAAGAATTAGCCCAGGTGTATTATGGAAATATGATTCAGAATCCTACTGATCCGGGACTTAAAACTAATAAATACAGTTATAGAACTCCCACTGGTTTTCTTGCTTCTTCTTAAAAATGTCTATTCCTAATTATGATGATTTTATAGAATCAAGAGTGCGGATGGCCAAGCCATCTGCACGTAACGCTTATACATATCAAAAAGCTACTCAAGAATTTTTAAGTAAATACTTTGATGGTAAAGACTCTTCTGATAGCAAGAAGAGAGATGATGACAGGGATATAGATAGAGATAGAGATAGGGATAGGGATAGGAATAGGGATAGGGATAGGGACCGAAATCGGAATAACAATGATAATGATAGAGATCAGGAAAAAATAGACAGACGGAGAGAGAAACGTGAACGAGAGCAAAAAGAGCAATTTGAAAATGAAATGTCAGAAGGGAAAACTCTCACTGAAATACAACATGAACATGAGTTCAATTTATTAACTCATAGGGCAGGGATTGCCAAAGAGATTTTGGCACTTGAAAATCATTACCAAAGAGAAAAAAATGAATTGAACACAATAGTTGGACTATTGGGAGGGATTTGGAACTCATAAGTATTGTATAGTTTAAAATATGTAAAGAAGATTCCATTAATCATTCATCATGACTCCAAAAGAGTATAGAGAGCGACTTAAGGCGATTAATAAAGATAAGTCCCTTAGTAAAGAACAGAAGCAGAGGCTGAAGGAAGAGTTAGCACAAGCTTTCTACGGTCCCAAAGCTGACTTGGGCCAATTCAATGAACTTCTTGGCAAGCTTGAAGGTTCTAAAATGAAGCAACAGCGTCAAAGATCTGTTGAAGGTCGCCGTGACATCTTTGCAGGTGGCTTAGCTTCCATGATGACTAACTTCTGATCAACTGAAGTAAATCAAAAATACTGCTGGATTTTAAATTTTTCTTGTCATGCTTGATCCTACTGATAAAGATAAAAAGAAAGATCAAGATGGAGATACGTTTAGTATCACCTCTGTAGATAAAGACAAGGATAAATTTACCACTCAATCTAATCCAGCAGAAGATGATGATTACTTTGATATTGATAAGTACAGGGCTGCTGCTCAAGTAGCTTATGATTTCGGTAAACTACGTGAACAAGATCGTGGGGATGAAGTCAGAAAAACAGCAGCCCAACAAGATGCTTTCAGAAAGCAAGACGAAGCCAGGGACGCCAAGCAAGCAGCTAAAGCGTACAAGTTCTGATATTGATATCCAGGTCTTTGAGCATTGGCTTGAAAGCCTGGATGAACCAACTAGAGAATCTTTTCTTTCTTTTGCTAAAGAAACTTTTTCTGCTATTCAGGCATATCTTTATTGCCGCTTCTTGGGATATGCAGGAAGTATTATTTGCGTAGAAAAATGGATAAAAGAAAACTATACGAAGCCTGATCATCTTAAAATTTTATTAGATGAAATTGAGGAAATGAAAGAAGACATTAGGAAGCTTAGAGAAGATATTGAAAACTTTGCGGTAAAACGTGATGTGGGGGTATCTAGAATTGCAGCAATGCAAAAGGAATTAAGAAGTACAATTGGTCAAGTGGATAGTTTCATGTCTTCTAAAGATAGAAAAGGATTACTAATGGCAGGAGCAGATCGTGCAATTAGAGAAATTACAAATATCTTTAAAGATGATCCAATTGAAGGACCTTTACAAGAAGCAGGAATGTCTGTATGGGCTAGAATGCAGTTTGAAGATTAATTATCATGAATTTAGATCCTTACCAGATGACATCGATGCTTGGACAATTAGGAGATAATAGGGAGTTTGATTTGCAATCTCTAAGCCAAGTGGCTAATCCAGATGCAGATCCAGCCATGTTTCAAGAACTGTTGAATCGTACATCACCTGATGTTGCCCCCATGGTTGAAGAAGAAATTGATGAGGATATGGAGTAATGGCTAAGAAGAAAAAGATGCCGCCCGAAATGGTAGAGTATTTTAAAAATAAAAATAAAAAGAAAGAAGATGGTTCAGAAATGAACGATAAAGAAAAGCGTAAAGATGCAATTAAGAATACAGATAAAAAAGTAGCTCCTGAAAAAGATATTAAAAAGCAAAGTAAAGAAGATAAGCTAGCTCTTCTTGAAAAAGCACGTAAAGCCAAGAAAGCTGCAAAAACTTATAAAAATAAAAAATGAGGATATCGAGTACTATCTATTTAGTATTAGAAGTATAAAGTGCCTTCACATCTTCATTTAGCTTATAGACGCAACGCTCAAGCCGCTGCAAAAAAACATCGGCTTAGAAAAAGCGGTAAAGAAGAGTTATTTGAAAGGGCAAGAGAAGATTTTGGGTTTTTCTGTGAATATGTTGCAGGCAAACCTCCTGCAGAACATCATAAGGAATGGCATCGTCAATTAGTAACAAATGAAGCTAGTTCGTGCTTATTGAAAATTGCTGGACCTAATGTTGATTTACTTGGTCCTAGGGGATCAGCCAAATCAACTGTGCTAGGTCTTTTTACTGCTTGGGCCATTGGTATTCATACTGCAGCCAAGAAGCCCTTACAGATTCTTTACTTGTCTTATACGGTTGATATTGCACGTTCAAAATCAGCAACAATTAAACGTATTATTGAATCAAAAAAATATCAACAAGTTTTTCCTACAGTAAAGCTACTTAAAAATGTAACGAGTAACGAGTACTGGTCTATTGACCATAAGTTTGCTGGTATTGATACAACAGGTGAAGAACAATTCACATTGTGTGCTGCTGGCTTAAAAGGTTCGGTTACTTCAAAGCGTTCTCAACTCGTTATTATTGATGACCCTATTAAGTCAGCTACAGATATCGCGAATCCAGATATTCGCAAAATGATGGAAGAAAATTGGAATGCAGTGATCGCTCCAACTATGTTTGAAGGGGGTAGAGCAATTTGTTTAGGCACTCGCTTTAGGCATGATGATATACATACGACAACGTTTTGTCCAAATAATAATTGGAATCAGATTGTTTTATCTGCAATAAAGAATAATGAAGAAACGGGAGAAGAAGAATCATACTGGCCTTCCATGTGGTCACTTGATTACTTAAAAGAAAAGAAACGACAGGCCCCTGTGGCGTTTAGTTTTCAATATATGAATCAAGTTTTAAGACAGAGTGAATTGTCTTTAGCTCCAGAGTTATTAGTCAAAGCTGAAATTGCAACTGAATTTGACACCCTTGGTATAGGTGTTGACTTATCTGCAGGAACAAAAGAAAAAAATGACTATACCGTAATGGTTTTAGGTGGCCGTATAGGAGACAAAATTCATATCATTGATTACAGGCGACTACGTGTAATGGGTAATTTAGAGAAGTTAGATGCAATGAAAGAATTAATGAATGATTGGTCAATCATAGGAAGACAACAGGATGGTACTTATTTCCCAACGTATTCAACATGTGATGTTTGGTCTGAAGCTGTACAATATCAAGCTTCTTTAGAAGCAGACTTTAAACGAATATGTTTAAATCAAGAAGGGCTTTATAATTTAATTTGGCATCCTGTAAAAGGATTCCGTGCTGATAAGCTTGCACGCTTCAGAGGTATTATGGGAATGTTTGAAGACCGTAAAATAGTATTTAACAGGTACAGAAATTTCACTGCAATGTTTGAAGAGCTAACTAATTTTGGAGTTAGTAGCCATGATGACTGCGTAGATGCTTTAGTTTGGCTTGTTAATGGTCTTAGTCGCAAAGGCAAACTTCAAGTTGATTACTAATGGAACATCTTTTAGGTGCAACAATTGCAGCAATTTCTGGCGGTGGCTGGTTTATCAGTAAAGTATTTGGGAGGATGCGAGTTTTGGAAGATCGTATTGATCGTATGCCTCTTGAGTATGTTTTAAAACAAGATTACATACGTGAAATGGAAAAGATGAATAGTGAATTTAGCGAAATCAATAATAAGCTTGATAAACTTGTGGAAAGATTACTTTCCAAATGAGCTACTACATAGAAGTACAAGAAACTGAAAACGGAGATCTTTTTATTGAGCTTCCAGAAGAAATCATTGAAACCTTGGGATGGGAAGATGAAGACTTATTAACTTGGGACCTAAAGGGAAGTGGTTTTATTGTGAAGAAATTAAATGATGATTCAGGTTATGAGCAAGTAGAATAATTAAAAAGTTTTAAATAAGTTAAATACAAGGTCTAATGGCACAAGACGACTCAAAATATACAAAGCCAGGTCTACGCGAATCAATTAAAAAGCGTATTACAGCTGGTAGTAAAGGTGGCAAACCTGGTCAGTGGTCTGCGCGTAAAGCACAGATGGTCGCTGCTGAATACAAAAAGAAAGGCGGTGGCTATAAAGGTGGCGAAGGCAAGAAACAAAAAGATCTTAAGAAGTGGGGTAAAGAAGATTGGCAAACTAAAGATCAATATGAAAAAGGCAAGAAAGCAGCTAGTGCTGCTAAAAAACACAAGGAGAAAAAATCATGAAACACGCAAAAAAAGATTTAAAAAAGATTTCAAAACAACTAAAAGGCAGCGCAAAAACACACGCTGGGCAAGCTAAAAAACTTGACAAGCTTGCTGGTAAGTATATGGAGAAAAAGTAATGGGATATACAGCTATTATTCTTGCTTGGATGATGTCTTGTTCTCAGTATCATGCAGCAGTAAATCGTTTATATTCTGATCCTTATTTTCAGAAACCTCAATACCATCAAGAACGCAAACAAATTCATGAGTTTTTCAAGACAAAAACTTGGCCTGAGTGCTTAGAGATGGAGACTTAATATGCCTTTATTTAATATTGCTGGTAAATATGCAGATGCTCTTGGAAGCGGTATTCAATCCGCAGTAGCAGAAGGCTTTAATATGTTGCCAGACAGAATAAATTTATTTGGGCGTTATCTTACAGGAGTCGGTAATAAAAACTTAAAGTTAGATCCATCAACTGAAAGAGCTTTACTTCAGGCAACCGAAAAACCTCCGACGGCCATGAGAATGGTGCCTACATTTCCTGATGAAAAAACTGCTTTTATGGGAGACTTTTCAAAAATGACAATGGCACCTAAACCTTTTCCTGCAGCTGGACCCGGTATTCCAACCTCAGGTCCAGTATATCCATATGCAGGAGGGGATCAGGTAGCTTCTCAAACCCTTGGCAGTTTTAATGCTGAAGTTACACCTACTGCTGTACGAGTAAGAGACACTTATGACATGGAGAATAGATCAGAAGATCCTGATTTAGTTAGCGGTCGATTCCAACCAGGTAAAGCATATAAAACTTTAAGAGGAGCTTTTGACCCAACAAAAATTTATAATCCAAAAATTGATAAACTTTCAGACATTAGTCACAGGTTAACGCCAGAACAAAAACAGTTTGATAACTATATAAATGTAGTAGGCAAAAGCACAACTTTTAGCCCTATGACAGATGTAGGTAGAGCTGTTATGTATGCATTGCCTATTAAGTTCAAACCTTATGAAATTGACTACACAATTCAACGGCCGCAATAATCATGACAGATAAAGCAATTCAATCTGACGGTACGACCAAGCGTTACCTTCCCAAAAAAGCCTGGGCCAAACTTTCTAAAAAAGAAAGGGAAGATACTGATCGCAAAAAACGAGAAGGTTCTCGTCAAGGAAAACAGTTTGTAGCTAACACAGAGAAAGCTAAGAAAGCAGGAAAGGCTGCTAGGATGTATAAACAAAAGGGTCGTAAATAGTAAATGTCCACCTCAAAGGCTAGGCTTAAAGAAATTATTGACGCCTACATCGATCGCGATGGTGATGCCGGTATAGATACCGGTATTGTTGCTGGTCATTTATCACAAATGAAACTTTTTGGTATCCGCCAAGGGGTTGAATTCTTTCCTGCACAAGATAACTTTGGTGCTCAACGCAAAGACTTTATCGATAAAGTTGTCAAATATAATCGTTTAGATACACGCCTTGATTCCATTTGGGATTATTTTATTTGTGATGGAAAAGGCCTATATTATATTCGGCCCACAAAAACAAACTACCGTTTATATTTCTTTCGCGCTCATGAGTACCGGAGCTATTACAACGTAGATGGTGAGCTTGAACAGGTTGTCATTATCTATAGTTACAAAGTTAAAGCACCTAGTCAGGGAATGTATCAAGGTGTCAATTTTAACGAAGTAGGTTTGAACCCCAATGAAAGTCAAGGGAAGAAAAAGTATATCCGACTTTCAATTAAAAAAGATGAGATTGAAGAGACACATTCAGATGCAGAAATGTCGTTCGATCTCCCCAAAGGACAATCTCCAGGGAAAACAACTAAGTTTGAAAATAGTATGGGATTTATTCCATGCGTAGAAATTATCAATAACGCAAAAGGTTTCTCCATGGACGGTAATGGAGATTTTGATGCATTAGCTGATCATATTGTCACCCATGACGATATGGTAAAAAATATTAGAAAAAACTTACAGTTCTTTGGTAACCCTACTTTATTATCTTCTAGGCCAAAAACTGATTTATTAGATGTTGGCGGAGATGGCGGAGCACAACGCCCTTCTATTGCAGCTAACTCAGGCTTTGGCAGTCCAATGCCAATGAGTCGATCAACTTTCAAACAAGATCCGATTCAACGTGGAGTCGATGGTCAGCTCCGTGTACCAAGGGTTATTGCGAATTTAGAGCCAAACGATCGTGTTGGTTATATCGTTCCTGATGCTGTTAGTGGTGATCAAAACTCTATTGTCCGTCAATACCAAGAAGAAATCCGCCTTGCACTTGGTGGTGTAGATGATTCTTCTATTAGTGCTAGTGCAACTGCTACAGAGTACAAATCAATTTTTGGTCGAGTAGCAGCAACTTCGCAAAAAAAAGCTAATTCTATTTACACTCATGGACTCTGCCGTTGTTTTGAACTAATTATATTTCAAGAAGAACAGATGTTTAAAGACTCTTTGGCAGCTGCTGCCAAGATAGAAAAACCTTTACCTTTAAAAACAGGTGCATCTGATGAAGAAATAATTTCTTATAAACAAGCAGAACAGGTCTATGAACAGCAGCTAAAACAGATTATGATGGCGTGTGTTAAAGCACAAATGATTCCCCCTGGTGTCAAAGGACTGATACCAGATGGAGACATTTCAATGCTTTGGCGCTGGATGGGGCCTGTCTATCAAGACACTACTCAAGATATTTTGAACAACTCTATTGTTGTACGAAATCTTCAAGAGTTAGGAGTTGATAGCATAGAAGCACTGAAATATCTTTTTCCATCTAAAACTGATGAGGAAAGAGCGGAAATGCTTTCGGGCTTCCCATTCAGGATGGTGAATGAGTTACAGGGAGCTTACTCTCAGTTTTCTCGTTTAATTGGGGGGATGATGCAGACTCCCCACCCTCAGTCACCGGATTTACCGATGGCTGCTGATCCCAGACTGGATTTAACTCCATATCTGTATCGAACTTTAGAAGCATTACAAAAGGAGATGAGTTATGCAGGACGCTACCGTCCAATCGACCCCACAGATGAGCCAAGCACCAGCGGTAGCTCCCAGCAGCTACGTGGCAGCTCCAGCTCAACAAGCACCGGCTCAACAGAGTCCAGTGGGGACGTATTACCCTCAAGCAGTGCCGAACGTGGCACCACAGGGGACTACCAGTTACCAATCAAGCCCTACTCAGTCCGTCCCCCAATCCCAACCGGCGGGGGATCAGAACAGCCCATGGGAGTCGGCATTCAATCGAGTAGTGGGTCTTCTGGGCAGCCCGGTTCAATCCCCGTTCCAGGGTCAACCATCACAGGCCCCGGCGCAGACACCGGTTCAGTATTCCCCGGCCAATTACGGTCAGGCATCAAGCCAGACTATGCCCGCATCGGCTCCGCAGACCTCATATCCCAGCCAGGGTTACTCGGACAACTCTTCCCAAACTTACTCGGTCAGCTCGTTAGCGGACGTGGCGGACCTGGTGGGGTGGAGCCCGGAAAGCCGGATGGTGATCGAAAACTACGGGACAGAAGCTCCGGCGATTCTAAACCAGTACGCTCTAAACCTGGAAAGCGTCGTAGATAGTGCTGTTGCTTGGGCTGACAGTGCATTAGAGACTCTGCAAGGTTATGCAGAATTTGCTGTTAATGAGCACCAAGAGAATCTCACTTATAACGAGATGCTCACCAACCCCGACATTCTGTCTGATTACACACTGGAATTCTTTGGTCCTAATGGTCCTTATCCTGTGTATGAAAATGAGCAGCAATTAGAAACAGTTGGACATCCGACTGCACCTGCTCAACAGACTGGCTATCAGAATATTCCTGGTATGCCTGCTCCTCCTGCAGCGGCTGCTCCTGAGCAACCTGCAGATTTCTGGGGTTCCTTTAAGGCACAAATGGATCGTGATCCCAGCCAAGCTTGGCGTCTTGTGAACCAAGCCTCACCTCAAGCGATGGCTAATAAGCTCTTCGTTATGGAGTGATAAATGAATGCACAATTTCTTAGGTATGCAATACCGGCTGCTCTTGGCGCAGGAGCTGGTTTAACCAAAGGATACCAAGAAGGCGGTGTGGGTGGTGCCCTAGGTGGTGCCGCCCTTGGCGCTGGATTGGGTGCTGCAGGTATGGGTTTAGCTCGTGCAAGTTTTAGTCAATCAGGTCCTTTAGCTGGAAAGTTTGTGGGATTGATTGATGATGCAGGTAGCATGGTAGGTAAAGGTGCAAGAAAAGCATCTGAAGCTTTGAATAAAGCTGGTGCAGGAAATGCAGCATCCTTAGCAGATGATTTAGCAAATCTTGTAACACCACAATACGGATCTCGCACTGCAGGTGAAGCTTTGCAACGACAAAGGCAAATCACTAATGTTGGTTCAACAGCTCTTGGTTCCCTTGGAGCTTTAGGAGGTGCTGGACTAACTAAAGGAATTATTGGAGCAATGAATCCTGCGATTGATCCAGAAATACCTGGTTCAAGTAACACCCAAGGTGCTCGTATGAGTATGCAAGCTTATCCCGGTATGTATGCCTAAATTACAGACTGCTAAAATTTTTGATAGTAGGACAGTTTTTGTCTGAATCGTCACCTTTAAAAAAACATCCCGAGACACTGGAGGATAACAACAAGTGTTTTTAGATACCGACTTTCCAAAAATTCTGGGTGCGGAACTGTATCGTCCCCACCCTGCTTATGTGTGCGAAATGGCCGTTGAGCCTGTAGTTGTTCACGACTTCACCTCTCAACCTGGCCAAACCGTACAGCTTGATCGTTATAAGTTCTGGGGAACCCCAGGTACTAAGGACAGCCGTGAGCGCGTGGCTGACCAAACGATTGGTACTGCTAATAGCCGTAACATCACCAAAGAGAAGGTGTTGGTTGTGCTTAAAGAGTACACCGGTCCTGCGGATCCGGGTGACCCTACTCAGCCTTCAACCTTTAAGATTGCCCGTGAAACTCTGATCACTGCTCAGCGTCTGCTTCTTGATACAGGCAACCTGAACATGTTCCACCAGAGCATTGGTTCTCTGACCCTGTTGGATGACTACCGCCGTTGGCGTGATCGCGTCTTCATTGACGAACTTTCTAAAGCTGAAGCAAATGGTGCTGCTTCAACTTCTCAAGGTGGTTATTTCTTTGCTGGCAGCAAAACCAAAGATGCTTCCGGTCGTATTTCTTATACCGCTGCTGAGTATGGTGATCAAATTCAACAGTTCTCTGTTCGCACTGACCTGCTGAATGTTGTGAAGGACATGCGTAAGCGCAACGTCCCCACTTTTGCTGATGGTTTGTATCGCTGTATCTGCGATCCCACCTTCATGCTGCACCTGCGTCGTGACTCCGACTTCCGTGAGATTGCACGTTACAGCGGCAATCCTGGTCAGGGCATGTACATGGGTAACCCCATGATGCCTAACAACTCCAGCTTCTTCATGGGTCCCCAAGCTGGTCAGGGTTATTTCCTGGCTGGTGAGCCTGTGATGCCTACTGGTGTGCAATTTGAAGGCGTTAAGTTCTTCGAGTCAACCAACTTCCCGAGCAAGAATATCACTACCTCTTTCGATGCTGGTTCAACCTATGCTTCTAAGGAAGTCGCTCAAGGCTTCTTCTTCGGTCCTCAGTCAATCGGTGTTGGCATCGGTGGCCCGAATGCTCAAGTCCTGATTAACAATAATGATGACTTCTCACGCTTCATTATTCTTATCTGGCAACTGTATGCTGGTTTTGAGATTCTGAATAAGGACTTCGTGACCACTGCCTTTAGCTACGTCCAAGACGACGGTAGTGTTTGATAAGTATCAATAGTAAACATTAACAAATTGGAGCTATAAATGTCCTATCTTTCGACTAAGAAAATCTTTCCAGGTAACTGGAATGAGCCTCTGAATGGTTGGTACAAAAATATTGATACCAACGACAGCGGCACTAACGATGCTTCCAAGGCTGGCCCGACTTCTGTTCTGGCCGTCCCTGGTTATCGTTATTTCCAGCAGCGTGGTTATGCCAAAGTTACCGTCACTTCTGGTGATGGTGGTGCTGCTTCTCTTGATGTGATCGTTCCTTCTCCTTATCGGAATGATGACACTCGGACCGATATCACCGGCATGGTGATTTCTGGTTCTGCAACTTTACCTGCTTACGGTTACCGTGCCACGGTTTCTGTTGCTTCCGGTTGGGGTGATGGTCGTGTTGCTTCTGGTGTGTATAACGCCACTGGTAATGTGATTTCATTCGGTCGTGACAATAGCGGCAGCCCTGTTTCCGCTGGCGGCGTAGGAGAAGGTGTGGTTCAAGCCAACCTTGCTTCTACCGTTTCTGGTTCACAAGCTGGTGAAATCTACTATGCAGGTGGTTCTGCTGCTTACAGTACTGTGCCCTTCTTAACAGCCACTGGAGCTGCTGGTGTTACTGCTGCCAAGGTTTACAAAGAACTGACTGCTGCAACCACCTTTAAGGTGTACTCCAAGGCTTCTGGCAACGCTACTTCCACTGCTGGTGGTGTCTACATCTCTAGCGATGACAAGTCTGCCAACCGCTTTGGTTATATCGTTGTTGAAATCAGCTATGTCCAACCTGATGACGCTGCTGGTTATGAAGACATCGAGCAATACCTTGACAATCGTATTGTCAGCTGATAGGTATTAAGTTAAACTAGGACCAGATTAATTCTGGTCCTAATGCTTTACCGTCATAAAAAAACAGGCGCTCGTCTTAAAATTGTCAGCGAGTGGGATGAAGGTGAATGGTTCATGGTTGAAGACCAGGATGGGCGTCTGTTTACCACTCATAAATATGAAGTAGAGCCTGACGAAGCTGCTACTAAAAAAGTGAAAACTCTTCAGGTAAAAGATGTAGCGGCTAAAGAAGAACCGCGTACTTTTCCACCAGAGACTCGCTTAAATATCAATACAGCTACAGCACAAATGATTGCTGATCATATCAAAGGAATTGGTATGAAAACTGCACGCGATATTAAAGACTTACAAATGTCAATGTCAGGCGAAAGATTTGTTAATTTAGAACAGTTAAAACAAATTAAACGTGTGGACTGGGAGTCAGTTTTTGCAGCTGATTTAATCCGGGTTTAGGAAGATTATAATTAACAAATAATAGCTATGAAGTGTGAAACTATCAAACTTTGACAAAAGCCGTGTTAGGTATCACCTTGGCTATTATTTAGTTTCTGTTCCAGCAGGTGACTATGCCCGCCTGGAAGAAGCTATGAATACTGTTCCTGATGATTATTTTTATCGCAAGATAGTTAATCAGATAGGACGTTGCGATACAGCAGAAGCTAAAACAGAGGTTGCATCAGCTCCCTCAACACGGATTGAAAGCATTGCTGGTGATGTAGATCGAACCATTCGTTCTAGCAATACAAAAGATGCTTTAAAAACCTGGGATGATATTTATCTGTATGAGACTAATCGTCTTGCACAGATTCTTTATGTACCTAACTATAAAGATCCCTTCCAGGCCCGTTACCGTTATGAACGATCAGGTGCCGAATTCATTGAAGCGTTACCTGGCCCAGCTGATACAGCAGTTGGCTCTAATATTTATCTCCATTCAACTCTTCGATAGTCATGCCTAAGCGTTCACGTTATTCTCAAAGAGTTCAAAGCCCTACTCCCTACCAAAAGAGTAGACAATTTGAAGTTGTCGAAGATCCTAGCGATCCCTATGGCTATCGACTGGTTCGTACAAAAGGAGAATATTATGGACCAGCTTATGCACCTGATGAAGCATTAGGTCTTTTAGGGGAAGGCAACATTTATGGTGGCTTACCTTATGATCTTGCAAAAACAGAAGCTCCTTACTATCGGAAAGAAACTCCTGTAACACCTACTGCACCCGTACCCGTAAAAGAAGATGTAGGTTTTGCACCTCAACTTGCAGATTATGAGAAAGTTCGCAAAATTGCAGCAGAGACAGGAGATCCAGAAGCCATTAAACAAGCAGAAGAGCTTGGCATGGCAATCTTTAATGCTAAGTATTCAGAAGAAAATCCAGGGTTAATTGCAGGCGATAGAGGCGTCAGTTTTAATAATCGTCCAGTTCAAAACCCCTTGATGGCAAAATATTTTCCAGAGAGGCTAAAACAACCATCTCCTTATGGCGCAGATACCCTTGCACAACAAAATGAGTTTTACCAAGCAGATATCGGAGAAACTTTTGTTGATCCTCCAACAGTACTGAGGAGTAATATTTTTAAAGGTCAACCTGAGCCTTTTACAATCGAGAATCAACCCGATGGTACTCCTACCATGGATCCTCGTTATAGTAATCCAGTTTTTACTGAAACGATGAAAAGTATGCTTGGAGTAGATCCTAGTGAGTTAATGAAAGCAACTTATAGTATGGGTTCTGGTCAATCTATAGAGACATTGCCTGCTAACACTTCGCCAGAAGCATATATGACACAACTAGATAATAAAAGTTTAGAAGTCCAAGAATTTATGGAAAAGTTTTTAGCAGATAAATTAGGAGCTAAATAAAGATGAAAGCAGATATGCGATATCTATCAAACCCTGATATTGCTTACTATGCAAGAAAAGCAGGTTTTTCAGGAGATTTAGTTCCTGTCATGGTTGCTATCGCAAACGCAGAATCAGGGAGAGATCGACTTGCTCTTAATCCTAATGCAGCAACAGGAGATGAATCTTATGGCCTAACCCAAATCAATATGCTTGGTAAAATGGGTCCAGAACGTCGCAAATTATTTGGTATTAAATCCAATGAGGAGTTATATGATCCAGAAACTAATCTTAAAGCTGCTAAAAAGATTTATGATAGACAAGGCTTAAATGCTTGGAGTGTTTACAGATCAGGTGCATATAAACCTTTTTTAGACGGTTCAATACAAGCATCAAATCTAGACGGAGGAATTGATAAAACACAACTAGAACTAGGTAAATATGAAATAGATACTGGAAAAGAGGTAGCGCTAGAGTCGCAAAATAAAAGAGAAGAGGCAATGAAAAGTGCTTTAATGTTTAAAATGATTCAAAACCAACTTCAACAACCAAGCATGATAGAGCAATTAATAGAAGAACCTTTATCAATGCCTAATATGGGAGGACTAATGCCTCCTGATATGCCTGTGTAGTATTATGGTTAAATAAAATATTGTAATTATGTCTTCGTCCAATACAAATAAGCAGCCTGTATTTATTGATCGTCCACTGTTTAATTCAGTGCGAGTCACTACAAATACAGTTGGCTCTGCAGAAGATTTAAATGTGCAAGGTGGTCAAGCACCTGCACTGTTAGTAGATATGGATGCTGCTGAAACAGATACAAATAATAGTGGAGGTTTGATTGATTCCATTTTAATTACAAGAAATAATTTTTATCCTGATCCAGAATATACAATTGAATCAGGAACTTCAGGTAATGTTATCTCACTAACTAGTGGTCAAACAGTTTATGTTAAAGAAACAGGAGTTTTTGCAGCAAGTAATGTCCCTGAAAGCGGCGTTGGATATTATACTTACACCGGAGGAACGCCAGCAGTTTTGGCCGGTCCTAATACATCAATTAGTTTTTCTGGCCTTGCCAGTGCTACTACTAGTGGTTTTAGTTATGCAGGATTAAATAGCCGTAATACTGTACAAGCTACTTTCGTTGTTTATCAAACCCGTGGAACAACTTTACCTGTGCCAGCCTCTGGTGACTACAAAATTGTTTTTACAAAAACATTGGGAGTAGATGTAGACCAGGCAGATTGCTCTGATCAAATGCCCGTATTGGCTACTCCTGTTCCTCAAGCAGGAAACACTACAGGACTTGGTGAAAGTGCTCCTCTTCGTAACAAGGGAATCTTTCTACAAAAAGGTGATCGTCTTTATGTAGGTATTTATGCCAATGGCGCAAACGTATCTGGTTATACAGGTGGTGCTCATGTAACAGCACAAGGCGGATATTTCTAATTTCATGGCTAAGAAAAATTCTTTTGGTTTTTCTTTTACCGGTTCTTCTGCTTCATTTGCAAATGTAAATGATTACAATGCAAATAAAATAAAACCAATAACAACGGAATTTTCCAAAGGCTCTATTCCAGATTCAATTTATACATCAAATAGAGAAGCTTCTTGGAGTCGTTGGAGAAGGGGATATGAGCTTGCTGTAGGCTTAACTGAAAGTAATGATTATATATACCCTTTTAAATATGAAGTGCCTGAATCTACTACTAGTGGTAATCCCACTCCTACTATTTCAGGGGCTTTTGTAGGCTTTCCTACTGTTAATAGAGACCTGGGAATGCAATGGGCAGTCTGGAGATATGCAGGAAGTTTTAGGACAGATTCAGCAATAGATCCAGATTCAGGTAGCTTTTTATCTGTTAAAACAGTTACAGAAGATGATAACTATTGGTTTGTAACTCTTGAAGGAAACTGGAGTTTGATTAATCCTTTACCATCGCCTTTCTTCATTCCAGTTTCTGGTCAACCCGATGGATTAGAGCCGGCAACAACTGAGATTTTTGAAGACAGAATAGTTGAGTTAAGTGGAGAGTTAATTAACAAAGAGACAATAAATCCGGAAACACAAACACGTTATGGTTATATTCAAGCTGTTCTAATTGATTCCAATCCTTATACAGGTGTTCTTAAATTTAGAAAAGCAGGTTCTGTAGAAATAACTCCTGATGCAACTTATGTAACTCCTGCAACCCAAGGATTTAGAGTAGGAAGGTTTTTAAATACAGGTTCAAGATATTGTTGTACATGTCAAGACTTTACTCATAGAGATTATGCATTTATAAGCAATTTAAGTGAGAGTGATAAAAAGCGTTTTCCACGCTCTAATATTGCCAGTATTAAACCTGGCAGACATGAAAGCGTTACTTTAACTGGAGCAATAAATAATAGTGCAATGACATCTATAGATCTTGATCGCTTTCTTGATGTCGTTTCACCTGAAAATTTTCAAGTAGGATACACAGTTCAATCTAGTGGTGAAACGGTTACAAATAATCCGCATAGAGATAATCCAGGAATTTTTAGAGAATTTGGATCTACTTATACAAGAAGTACAACAAATATTTCAGTTTCAGGTTCTAATGCAGAAGGTATTCCTAAGTACAATGATTACGACTCACTGCAGCTTACTGTTGACTTTTCTGTTTTAAAGCAAGATATTCTTTTGACTTTGACAGATAACTGGACACCTTTATTAGATGAACTTAGATATTGCAAACATATTTATGCTCTTAAGTTTAAAGATCGTTTATTTCCACCAGAACCTTCAGACTTCCCTGTGGGCATGGGCAGCATGGTGGAATGGGAAGAAAAATTAGTAGCTAAAACGCAAAGTGATAGAGAACGTGCGCAACAAAATTATGAAACTATAAGGGCTTTGGGAACAATGGATGTCCCTCCCTATAATGCTCAATCTCCTGTTCTATACCCAATGCTTCAAAAGCTTTTCAATATCACAATAGACAGAATTAGCTTGCGGAATTTTACAATGTTTGATAAAAACAATCAGCCCTATATACCGGCTAGCGGAGAAAAACCAGGTATTTAACTATTTTATAATAAATTTAAGTCCTATTAAATAGGCTTATAGCGCTTTTATACTCTTCTTGATGATTCCAACGACTTTCTATAATTGGGCCACAACCCAATAGAGCCATGCTTACTACACAACCCGTTTCAGATCAATGCATTGTTGACGAATACTTTCATCTTTCTTCACAAAAAAGTAATCGAAAACTAGGGTGGCTTTTAGGAATGATAGCTGTTTACGGAAAGTCTCCAAAAGAACTAGAAGGCTTTACCTGGAACGCTGATAACACCATCAATATTAAGGGAAAGAAAAAACCATTATTTCCCCTGCATCCTCAATGGGTGTTTTTGTTTCAGTTAAAAGAAAAGCAGCCACGGAAAAGTGACTGCTGGGTTAGCCTTTGCAACGAATTTGAACAAGGAGTAAAAGCAAATGAAATTAAGTTAACAACTTCAAAGCTTTTACTTTCTCACGGAATTCGGAAGCTAGTCTACCAATACGAAAACGTTAAGCAACCTCCTGTTCTTGAAGAGTCTTTTGTACATTCTTGATGTTCCACCTATAGGTGTCACGAGAACGTGTTTCAGGGAAGGCCGCATAATGCGGTCCTAGCTTAAAAGTGCCATCATCACGCATTTTAAAAAGTTCTTTTCGGTTGATACCGAGGACTTCTTCTGCGATATGAGGGCGGACCCAGTTTTTGTCGGCCATAGAAAAGAGGCGTACTTCTTTAAGTTACGCATTAAAAATATAAAGTCAAGTTCTTCTTGCACGATTTCAGCTTTACGTTAGTTTTTTGTTTAGTAATGTAAAGTGTCTTTGGTTAGGGCATTTTAGAATATATCAACAGCAGAATAGCGTATGTTTGCAAGCGCGGACGAACCACTCGCCCTACTTGTTGAACTAAGACCAAAACACGCTAAAAGGAGGTTTAGAGATGAAATTTATAATGCCTGGGACTATAATTGCGCTTACTGCGGAAAACCTGCGACAAGTTTAGATCACATCATTCCCAAATTTAAATCAGGATCTAGCAATAGGAACAATTTGATTCCTGCATGTAGAAGATGTAACGCGAATAAAGGATCTATGGATTTAGAAGAATGGTATTGCATTCAAGATTTTTACACTGAAGAAAGATTAGATAGAATAAAAGAATGGATGGAATGTGAAATTATTATCTTTCCTGATCCAATGTTTTCGTATAACCCTGCATAATGGCTGCTCTAACTAGTCTTAATTTTGGAAAACTTTCTGAAGAAGAAGCTCAGCAATTATTAAATCAATTTATTCATGGAGGAGCGTTAACCAGCCTGGTCCAGGAACAAACTGACCCTGAGAAAGAAGAAGCTTTCAGAGTACTTGCTGCTAATGTCCTTAAGAGAACAACAGAGAAACTAACACAAGAACAGAGGAAGCATCAAGGACTTCAGATGATGTTAGATATGCCTGGTTATTCTGACGTTGTTAATCAAAGTGCTGATATTACCCAACAACTTTTAGGAGACACAGGGGTTGGAGGATACTTAAAAATGGCGGGAATGGGAGACCTGGAGAAAAAATTTAAATCAAGTATAGATAAAAGCTTAGGATTAGGAAACAATGTAATTGTAAATTGGCAAAACTGGTTTGAAGAAGAATTAGAAGATGAATATTTAAAAGACTTTGATAAATTTGAATCATTAGAAGAAAGAAAAGATTTAATTGGGATTATTAAACGTGCAAACGATAGAGGAGCATCTTTATGGAATCTTGATTTAGATAAACTAGGTGATCCAGACTATAAGCCTGAATTAACAGAAGCCTTTTTAAATGCAGCTGGTTTTGATAATCAAGAAGAGTTTATAGAATCTTTAGATAAAAATTTATTAAAAGGTGAACTTACTGAAGAAGAAATAGAAAAATTAGATAAAACAGATATTAGAGATTTTAAAAGATTGATGGCAGATCAATTGTATTCAAAATATACAGCTGCTATTGAGAAAAGAAATCAAAACTTAGGTCCCGATGAAACTCCTGTGCAAGCTATGGCATTGCAAGAATTTCTCCAACAAAATTTTCCAACAGCTATAGGACAAAATGAAGACGGAACGGATTATGTCATTGGCAGTCCTAATATAGATATAGAAGGATTACAAAATCAAATTAATGAAAAGATCACAAAGTTAGAAGAAGAGTTAGGCAGTGAAAGTTATCAGATTGAATACAATGGAAAAGAATACACATTTGATCCAGAGTTTACAAGAAATTTTATAGCTGATTATTTAAGGCCACGTTTTGATCATTCAAAGTCAATGGCAGAATTTGTAGAATATTTAGGTAATGAAGATACAGGAGAAAATCTTTTAACTACTCAAACAGTATCTACAGCTTTAAAAGAGTACGGAGAAAAGATGGCGCAAACATATATTGATTATCTACAAACGGAGGGTTCAGAAGAAGGTGCTGCTTTTACACTAGAAGAATTGAAAAACCAAATTCAACAAGATTTACTCGACAGAGTTAAAGAAGATAAACAAGGTTTTTCGGGTAACGTCTTTATGAATTTTGTGGGACCAGATAAATATGTAGACCTTGTTTTAGATAAACTAGGAGTTAAAGATCCAACAAGTGAAGAAGGACAAGAAGCTTTAAAAGAGATGGGGCTATCTGGTGAAGGAAGTTTAGATGACTTAAAAAATACTTTAAAAGAACAATTGACAGGTTTAGATGCATATGAAATAAGAGAAAAAATTAAAAAGCTTGTAAAAGAAGGTAAAGTGCCTGCTCAAATGGCTTTAGGTGTTGAATATATTCAAAGAGAAGGAGACAAAGATTTTGGCAAAGAAAAACAAGATGAAACTCAAAATGCTATTTATGAAATGTTTAAAGAATCAGGATATCAAGGAGACGCAGAAGACTTATTTAATGAAGAGTTTATGGAAGGATTTGATTCAAATTTTTTAAGTCAAGGTCTTTCAGGTGAGTTTAAATTAGACACATCAAGCCCAGGAGGAATGTTGGCTTCCACTCAAAATTTAATGGGAAGTTTGGGAAATGATGATGACCTTTATAATGTAAGTAAAGCAAATAAAACTCAAGACATTGCCAATTATTACAAAACATTTGGCAAAGATAGAAACAAATCCAAAGCTAATGATTTCCTGGGAGGCGATGATTTAATGAATGAAATATCAGGATTAGCAGGATTTGCTGGAATAGATCTGAGTTCTGGAACAGGAACAGGGTTTGGTAACTTTGGTCAGGCAGGTTACTTCTAATGGCAGACAAACGAAAGAAAGCAGCTAAAGCAGCTCGACTACATAAAGATAAAATGGCTTGTAATAAGCCTAAAAAGACTGCAAATCATCCAACTAAGTCACATGTTGTTAAAGCCTGTGCAAACGGTAAAGAAAAAATTATTAGGTTTGGTCAACAAGGAGTTAAAGGAGCAGGAAAAAATCCTAAATCAGCTAAAGATAAAGCACGTAGGAAGTCATACTATGCGCGTCATAATGCACAAGATAGTAAGCCAAGTATAATGTCTGCTCGTTATTGGTCTCATAAGGTGAAGTGGTAATGTTACTTGCAGGACGTTTTGGAGATTTAATTAAAGATGCCCCTGAAGTATATCAAGGGTATCAACTAGCAGGAGGTGATACTGCCTCAGAGTTACTTGCAAGAATAAAACCATTAGCACAGTCAAGAGGCTTCCTTGGTTCAAGTATCACACCAGGATTACAAATGATGGGTTTTAATATTGATGATGTAATGTATGATCGGTTCTCTCCATCAGTAATGTCTGCACTCGTACCCAGCACATCCGATAGCGATAGAAGAGCTTTCCAAACATTCAGAGGAGCAGAACCACCAAAAAATCAAGCTAGAAAATATTTAGATCAAAATGTTGCTAGATTTTTATCAAGATCTCCTTCAGCAGGAATGATTTAACATGGAATCAATTGAGATTGAGTTGCAACCACAAGCAATACGCCTTCTTTATACTGCAGTTTGTGATGCAATTCAACACTGGCCTGGCTCTCCAGCAAGACCCGCACAAGAGCAAATAGATTTACACGCAATGAAATCTGTATTATTTGCTATGATGCTAGAACTTCAATTTGAAGAGCAATGAAAAACATTGATGGCTATGTTCAAGGTCGTCCTAAAAAAACAAAACAAGGACAAGGTAAGCATTCAAAGCCCAACCATGGCAGGAAAAAATCTAGAGGCCAAGGAAAATAAGCAATAAGTATAATAAATATAAAAGTATTTTTAGAAATGTTTAGTTCAACTGCATATTTTAGAGCTAATCCTGATGTTGAGTTATTTTATAAAGACTCTAGTAAAAAAGGAATTTTAGGAGCTGATAGTGCTTATGCCAGGAAGTATGGCAGAAGTACCAAGGACTGGGAAGAAAACTGGATTAAGAAAATGAATCGGCAATTTGGAACAAATAAAACAGATGTAGGTCAATTTACTGCTGATCAATTTGCTAAACACCATTTTAAACAATATGGTAAAAAAGAAAATCGTTTAAAAAAAGATTCACAAAGAGGCAAAGAATATAGAACACAATTAAAAAATCTATCAGGTTATGAAAGAAAAATTGACCAAATTAATAATGATCGTAATTTAACAGCAGAACAAAAAAGACGTCTTATTGAAGAACAAGCACAAAGTCAGTATGGACCTAAGGCTGATATGGGACAATTCAACAAACTTCTTCGCAAGCTCGAAGGCTCCAAAATGAAGCAACAACGTCAAAGATCTGTTGAAGGACGAAGAGATATTTATGCTGGTGGGTTAGCTTCAATGATGGCTAATTTCTAAAAAAATAGTTTAATATAGAAAGAATTGCTAAAACATAATGTCCGATTATTGGCGGGCACTAAGTATAGTTAAAAAATACGAGGGATTTAATGAGCGTGCTTATTGTGATCCAGAAACAGGAGGCGAGCCTTTTACAATAGGTTATGGTACGCAGTTTTATCCTGATGAAACCCCTGTTAAACAGGGGCATCGCTGTACTAAAGAAAAGGCAATTGAGTATTTAATTAATGAAATAAGAGAGATTTCCAAAGAAATTGAAAAATTAGATTTACCAATTGACTTTGCAATGAAAGAAGCTCTCGCTTCTTTTGTGCATTCTGTTGGATGGAAGCCATTTCTTTACAGTAGTATTATTGATTCAGCAGAACGAAGAGACTGGCTAGCAGTAGTAGAAGAAATAAATTCTTGGATTTACGATCGAAATAATAATGTAATTGCTCCTTTAATCAACAGAAGACAAGAAGAGGCTTTATTGTTTTTAAGCAATGTAGACTGTGCCTGGACATCTCAGGAGTTATTGCTTAAAGCTTTTAGAGATTATAGTGCAGCTCCTCACGAAGTGCGAGCAATAAGAAATCTACAGCAACAAATCAACCCTTATGTGCTTGCGGATTTCTACAATCAGTTCTATTTAAAAGGCCCCAAAGATTGGGAGATGTCTACAGAAGATCTTGATAAAATTTTTAGTGTAGGTCTTACTGAATAGATTAGAATAAAAAAAAGAATTTAATCAAATGGGTAGTTCTAACGAAACAAAAGAGTTTGAAATGCCCCTTCATATGCAGCTTGCATTGAGGAGAGCAGAATTGCAAGCAAAAGAGTTGACATGGGATCAACTTGTTACAGCATTACTAGAACTTTATCGTCAGCGTTTGATGGAAATTCAAACAATAAAGGACATGCTTCAAGAAGAAGCAATTGAACTTGAGTTTGATATTCCCTCTGATGTAGAGCTTGTGCAATTAGCTATGACAGCAATGCTAGAAGAAGATACTGAAGAAGGAGAAGAAGAACATCCTTTCTGATTTATACTTTTTAAAACAAATAAAAAATGCTCTCAACAGAATATCGACTTCGTCTTGAATTTATTTGTTCAAAAATTGCAAAAGGAGAAGAGGTAAAGCTAGAAGATATGATCTGGGCCGATAAGCTTGCAAAAGCAAATCGATCAGCAGGTGAAATTATGCGCCGTGCCAGAAGATTAGTAAACAACCCAGAAATGAAACAATCTAGTCTAGAGGGATTTATGAATGCATTGGACCTGGGAGATCCAGATCCAAACAATCATAAGAAAGGTTTTGATAGCGCGGATGATATGGTCCAGTGGTTTAGCCAAGACAAAACTGACGATTGGCGTCAACGAGATTGATCAATCAAACGTTTTAAATACCACTCTGCTTTTTTCAGTGACTCAATACCCCCTTTATGCTTTTCTCTCCAAACATACTTGGCGACGTTACCTTTTAGGTAGCCTCTATATTCTTCTGGCGTTAGCTGTGCTTCGATGGCTTCAATACATTCAACACCGCCGTCAGTGTAGTGAGAAGGATGATTTACATTATCGATCAAAACAGGACGTTCTTTTGAATCGTCGTCGTTTGTATTAGTAGCCCAAGGGACAGGGCAAATTCCCCCTGGACAATCAGAGGTCTCTTCAACTTCTTCTTCTAATGTTTCATTTATCTGATTAAACCAATCCTTTTTTAATTCAGATCGATCATTAACTTCCGTGGTTGAGGCATTGCTCCGTTCTGCAAACCCATTTCGGCACTTGGTATTGTTCCCGTTAGACGACATCGACTTAACTCCGGATCTAATGAAAGATTAATCCTAGGACGAGAAGCTTGAGTTAAAGCTAAGCCAGTATTAAATTGGTCATACAAAGGAACATCTTGATCTTCATTATCTAATTCTTCACCAAAATCTTCTACATCTACCATGCGCCCAGGTACTTCATTCTTAGTGCGCAAAAAAGAATCGATAAAAGGATCCATTGATATTAGGGTTTAAATTCCTCTATTACAATGGTAACATCAGGAATTTGTTTATTTAATGGATAAATATAAAAACCAAAGCAGCTCTGGTGCTGAAGTCAGCGATTTAAATCCTGAGCAGCAGTACGATGTTGATCTTCGTTATTTTGATGAAGAAGAGAAAGCAATGGGCGGTGATCTTGCGAATAAAGGAAAGCAGAGGAATGTTCGTCAGTTTTTAAAGTCATCCAGAGCAGCTGATCTTTATCGGAAAAAGAAAGAGGTGGAAGCGCCATACTTTGATCAACGTAATTTACAAGGTTACTCTAGTTTTTATGGACCCAAGTACGGACCTGTTGGGTCTACTAATTATGCACCTAAGCCTACTTCGAGATTAGGAGTCAGACTTTACTAAAGACTACTTCATTTGGTTGGTTTTGATATTTTCCTTTTCTATCGGCATAACTTGTTTCACATGGCACACCACGATAAAACAACAGTTGACAAATACCTTCATTAGCATAAATACGATTAAATAGACCAGTACAATTATGGATTTCTAAAGTAAGATGACCTTCCCAACAAGCCTCTGCTGGTGTAATATTTGCCATAATTCCTGAGCGAGCATAAGTACTTTTACCGACAGCAACTACAGTAATGTCCCTTGGAAGCTTAATATATTCCATAGCAACTCCAAGACAATAACCATAAGGAGGAATGATAAAATATTGACCCCTTTTATCTTCTTGCAAGTCAGTCATCTTTAAAATGTTGGGATCAAAATCTTTTACATCACATTCTCCTCGCTGTACTCCTCCAAATAAAAGACATTGCTTTGGAGAAAGTCTAATATCATAGCCATAAGAACTTAATCCATAGCTAAGAATTTTACGATCATTCTCTTTAGATACACACGACTCAGAAAAAGGACTAATCATTCCTTTATTCAGTGCAAGATCTTTGATTTCGTAGTCAGAAAGGACGCTCATTTTTTCTTGGCAGTCTTTTAAATATACACCTTTCAAGCGATAACACGACCTTTTTCAGAGTATAAATCCACAAAAAATTCAGTAGCTTTTTCAATATCAGTCTTAGGTTGTAAATAAACAGCCAAGCTTACTCCTGTTTTATATTTCTGCAATCTCTCCTCGTTAAAATAATTTCTAATTAAAGTAGGACGCCCTTTCAAAATACAAACAGGGTGATCAAAAATATCCTGACAATACATTGTCATGTCAATATAATTTGAAAAATAAATTGCTTGTTCTATTTCACCTTCCAACCATTTTCGTTTTAAGGTTCGCCACCATATTGCATGGCCTGCTGTCAAGGTAGGTGACAACCCTCTAGTAGGCTTCCATCTTTGACTTTGTTTATGCCAAAAATAAGAGTGATGTGGAGGAAATAGATAAACATTTCCATGCCACTTTTGTTCATTTAAGCCATCATCAGTAGGCACAAAAAATTCTTTTGCATTAACAAATTCATTAGCTTTTTTAGAGCTAGCTGGATCTAAATCGATACCACCCATAACAAGATGGGCTGAATCTACTAAATCACGATTAGTAATCCATTCAAAATCTTCAATTTTTCTATTGCCTCTACGAAGCCCCATCTGCCATTTTGTTATAATCGATTTCAATATACCTCATTCCTCGCTCATCATTTAATAAGTAGCCTGCTTTTTCTTCAGGTTTAATTTTTGCCGCAGCTTGAATAATACGATCATAAACTTGATACAAGCTATCATCGTCTTCAGAATTTCTTTTTGCAGACTCCAGCTCTTCTAATGTCATCCAAAAAGCTGAATGCTCTGCCCCTGGTTGAAATACTAAAACCCCTGGGCCTTGTTCGGTCCAACATTTTACCCAGTGCTTACCCATATCTGCAAGAATAATCTTTACAGTGACATCTAAATATTTAGCTTCATCTTCAGAGTCGTGATTTTTAATAACTTTAGAAAGCAGCTCAGTTCTTCGGTCCATTATCAAGCAGTCCTTGTTTTTTTAGTATTGTAAGTATCTTATCTAATGGCTGATAAATTACAACCATTTTTCCTAGGACACCTCTTTTCTTAATTAATTTTCCATTTTCATCTCTTAACTTTTCAAATTCTTTTGCACGAATTAAATATTCTGCTACACAACGTAAACGACGTTTCAAAGATAAGTCTGCGTTTGGAAAACGATGGCATATAGTTTCTGATTGCATATCTTTAAAGGCAAGGCGTAATCTATTGGCTAAAGTCAAGTTACTATTTACATCTTCAAGTTCAAAACGTTTTAAAGATTCTAGATATCTTTTTAATGTATTTGTATCAAAAGAACCAGAAGGAGGAAGAAAAGGAAAAACCTGAGCGCAAAGTTCTTTTGGCAAATGCTCTTGATAATTTTCAAGAGTAATTATATCTATATTTATGTCAAAAAAACGGTGTTTCATTTTTCTAAATGCTCAACATCAGGAACAGTTGGATTAGGGATATAATCTAAATTTCTTTTATTACGGCCATCATAAAGAGCATTCGTTGTATCAAAACTTCTCAAAGTGACTTCTTTCCCCTTTGCAAAAGAAATAATTAACTGATTCCAGGGGATTCGTACTGTATTTCTTTGTTTACCTGGGATAACAATATAATGAAGACCCTGTTTCCATCCTGTCTTTGGATTTTTCTTTCCCTGTAAAATCCAATTTCTGATGGTTTGATCAGAAATATTTAAACGCTTGGCACATTCTTCAGTAGATATGTACTCATCTGCATAGACTTCGGGAGAAACTTGATCTGTTTCTTCAGAAAAATAACGGCTATGCCACATTGAAGCAAGGATATTTCTGATACCTTTTAATTCAGCGCTTACATCATGAAGTGCAGTGATCAGACCTTTCATTTTATTTATTTTTTTTAATTTTGTTTAATGGTACACTTTATGTAAACGATTTGCAAATCATGGACGAACAAGTGCCTATGAGCCAGGAACCACAGATTCCTCAAGTACCTCGTCCTGATTTCACAGCTATGCGGCAGCAAGCAATGCAACAAGCTATTGCAGAATTTGAACAACAAAAACTCATTGCACAGAATGAGAAAAGCACTCAACAATATCCTCAACCACAAATGACTGCTACTCCTACTCAGCAGCAAGTTGTTTATGTGCGTCGAAATCTTACACTAGCAGAACTGTTAATCACCTTAGTTATTGCTTGTGGAGTAGTCTTAGGAGGACAATTTACCTGGCATATTTTTACTGACATCCTTCCAAGGATAGAGATAAAGGAGAAATAAGCAATACTATAATTAACAATATAGCTTGTTAAAAGTAGTATAAATGGCCTCCAATAGGAAAATTACAGAGTTTCCGCTGATCATTGGAGGCGAAGTAGATGATGAAGATCTGCTAACAATTGTTCATATTTTTGAGGTTGACCCTACATTACGGAACAAAAAACTAACTTTTAGCGGTTTAAAAAAATATCTAGATAACTTTTATTTAAATACAACATCAGGTGGTCGCGTTATAGGCGACCTAGAGATTTCAGGAAACCTAACTGTTACAGGATATGGTGACTTTAATTATATAGATGTAACTACCTCAGGAAATTTTAATACTATTAATGTCACTAGTAATGCTGTTATTGGTGGAAATATTACAGGTGTTGTTATCTCAGGTCAAAATGTAGTCATATCTGATGGGTTAGATGCGACTACAATTACAGGAGATACAGTAACGGGTACTACAGCCCAGTTCACAACAGGTGTTTTTCAACGCGTTGAAACTTTAAATACTGTTACTGGTAATCGTGCAGAATTCAATGAGTTTCAAGGTGGAACAGCTGTATTAACAACCTCAGTTTCTGGTGCAACTGTTACAGGAAATACTGGTGAATTCACAACAGGAATTATTCATACATTAATTGTCTCTTCCGGTCACACCATTGGTGGAGACTTAACTGTAACTGGAAATTTAAACGTATCAGGAGATTTTGTTCTTGATGGATCAGGAACAATTAATGAAACATTACATGTAGAGAGCGGCATTACAAATAGTGGTGACATTTCAACCATCACCATTACGGGTTCTGGTGCAGCTTTCACTACGATTACAGGTACGACAGTTACAGGTACTGATGCAAAGTTTGCCAGTGGAGACTTCACTACTAAAGTATCCGGCTTAACTATTACCGGCACCAGTGGTAACTTTACGCGTGTTCAAGCTGTCTCAGGTATTTATACTAGCCAACTGTCAGGTTTAACAGTTACAGGAACGAGTGCATTATTTACTGTAGTAACAGGAGTTTCAGGTGTATTTACTGAAGAAATATCTGGAACTACTATTACAGGTACAACAATAAGAATGATTAGTGGTGCGTTTGAAAGTGGCACCTTTACTGAAAATTTATACGGACAAACCGTAACAGGTTTAACAGCACGTTTTGTTAGTGGTGTATTCTCTTCTGAAGTAAGTGCCCCTGAAGTTACAGGTCAAACTGCAAGATTCCAAACAATCACAGGTGGATTTGGAAACTTTACAACACTGACAGGTGTTACTTTTACTGGAGATACAATTAATGCCCAATCTGGTACGTTTACCACGATTGTTTCAGGTACTACTGTTACTGGAGATACGATTAATGGAACAACTATTAATGCTGTAACTCTTCAAGCTATTAACTTATCATTCTCAGGTGACCAAACAATCTCAGGTAACTTTGATGTTATAGGAACAGGTTCATTTCAGAGCACTGTAAATCTTTCAGGAATTACGCGTTTTTCTTCTGGAACACAAGCTGGACCATCGATTACATATTTAAGTGATACAGGGGTAGGTTTATTTTTCAGTTCAGGTACTAATACACAAATTAGTGTCACAACTTCTGGAACAGAAAGAGTTAGATTTGCAGATGATGCTGCATATGTTTTAAATAATTTAAGAGTATCTGGCACAACCAATGTATCAGGAGATGCAACTTTTAGTGGAGATGTCCAGGCTGCTACTGTATTAATTACAACGCCTTCAGGAGGAACACCAGCAGCTATCATTTCTGGTGTTGTTTCAGGAAATACTTCAGGACTTGTTGTACAAGGGCCTTTGATTATTTTGCCCTAGTGTAGAATAGACAAATAAAAAGAGTAATAGTACCAAGAAATGGCTCAATACGGGACAGTTAAAGCCGATTTTATTACATTCACTAGTGGCACGAATACCGATATTACTTTAACTGTAAGCAGTATTAAAAATATTGCAGAAACAGGAATTCAAATAACAGGAAATATTACAGGAAAAGATATTATTGCCAATGGAAATATTTATGTAACTTCAGGTGTTTTTATTGATGATACTTTAAAAGTAACAGGTGTTGTAGGTATTGGAGGAGAAACAACTGTAAGTGGGCACTTTAATGCTTCAGGACTTGCTTGTGTAAGTGGACTTCAAGTTTTAAACGATGCCACTGTCGCTGGAAACATTTCAGTAACAGGAAGTATTAGTGGTAATAGCCTATTTGTTGAATCAGGTTGTTTTGCGTCAGGAACAAAATCAAATCCATCAATTTATGCAAGTGGAGACGAAGACACAGGCATTTATTTTCCAAATCCAAACCAGGTTGGTTTTACAGCTGAGGGAGAAGAACGTTTTCGTGTGAGCAATGGAACAGTTTTTATAACAGGTATCTTAGACATTAGTAAATCTCCTACAGAAAATCATGTTTTTATAGGAAATTCAATCGCAAGTTCGCATACTCTTGCAAATGCACCAACAGATTTATTGGTAGTTGGTGATCATATTTTTGATTTTGTTTCAGGTATTAATGGAAATAATGGTATCCAAGACCAGGTTGCCTATGGAATCCATTCTATGGAAACCTTAGTAGCTAATGGAGGAGGAGGAGATAATAATACAATTGGAACTCAAGTAGCTTATGGCTATTATGTTCTTCAAAATTTAAAATTAAGTACAGGAGGAGCAGGTAATCATACTGTTGGAACTAATGTTGTCTTTGGACATGAATCATTCTTAATCCAAACTGCTACAGGGACAGAGACAAACCTTAATGTTTCTGTTGGTAGGCGTAATGCTTATGCAAATGATTTTGCTGGTGCAGCTCATAATAGTTTGCTTGGAAATGAAGCAGGATATAGCCTTAGCAGTGGTGTAGGTAATACACTAATCGGTTCTCTTGCAGGACGTACTGTTTCTGGTCAAAGTAATAATGTTGTTATTGGTTACTTAACAGGTACAGGTTTAACGGGAAGCAACAATGTTGTCATTGGATATAATCGAGATGCTCCTAACTTAACTGAAGATAAACAGCTAGCTATTGGAGCAGATGATGGAAATTGGATTACAGGGCGTTCAGATTTTTCAGTAACAGTTTCTGGAACATTAAGTGGAACCGTTATTGATGCAACGACTTTTTCTGGAGCATTTAGTGGTAATGGAGCAAACATTACTAATTTAAACGGATCAGCAATTAGTGCAGGTACAGTTCCAGTTCCTAGACTTCCTATTGCAACAACCTCTTCTTCAGGTATTGTTCAATTAAATAACACTTTAACAAGCACATCTACCAGCTTAGCGGCAACAGCTGGTGCATTAAAAACTGCAAATGATACAGCAGAGGGAGCATTACAAAGATCTGGTGGAACAATTTCAGGAGCAGTAACTTCTACTGCTGCTATTGATATTAATAATACTTTAACTGTTGGAGATGGTACCACAGCAAACCAAAAACTACGCATTCGTAAAGTTGATAATAACGTTGCAGACCATTTAGAGTTTTATAATGGCACAACACTTGTTGGTGAAATTGGTGTTGAAGATTCTAATTTTTTACGTTTAAATCAAGAAACAAATACTCCTGTCTTTACTCCTCGATACATTAGAGCAGAACAAGGCTTTCATGTTGGTACTACTGAAGTTATTACATCAAGCGGAAGACTACATGCTGATAATTCAACAATTTTAACTGCACCTGCAATTAGTTTTGAAGGAGATGAAGACACTGGAATCTATCGCCCCAGTGACAATCAAATGGGTATTGTCTCAAGTGGTGTTGAAGCAGTGCGTATTACTGAGGAAGCAACTCCTATTTTGCAAAAAGGTTTTGGTGTTAGTAATTTACCTTCTGGACAAGTTGGAGAAATTGCCAGAGTTACTGATGCAAATTCGCCTGCCGTAGGAAGCACAGTAGCAGGAGGAGGAGCAGCTCCTGCATTATGCTGGTACAACGGTACAAATTGGACTGTTATCGGAGTTTAAGTTTATAATAGTTAAATATGACAAATAGTAGACAGTAAAATGACTGAAAAATTTGGTGCTATTCATGTTGATAATTTTGTCTGCACCAGCGGTACCAGTGAAGTTGTTGTAAAAGTCAGTGGTTTAACTACTATTGCAAGAAGTGGGATTACGATTACAGGTGATATCTTAGCGGATAATATAACTTCTACAGGAAATTTAGGTGTAAGCGGTACTACAACTTTAGCTGGTGTAAGTACTGTTAATAATAATTTAAATGTATCAGGATTATTTGTACAAAATAATGCAACAATTACAGGAGATGTTTTTATCTCAGGTGATCTTACAGTTACAGGAACCATTACAGGAACTGTAGAAACAGCAGAGAATTTAAACGTTGTTGCAAACTCATCTAATTTAGATCGTTTTCCTGTCTTCAGTACAGTTACAGCTGGTGTTTCTCTTCCATATGTTGATGGAGACTTTAAATATAATCCTAGTCAAAATAAA